CACAATTACGCCATTTCCCCCAGCATCCATAATCTTCGTGCTTTTCATCCATCCCTGACTTTTACTTGATGCCTTACATAGAAGTATCCACATATCGGGGTCACCAAATATTTCGACGTCCTTAGTTTTATTCTTTAGGCTTTCAGAATTTGTGATATCCAGGGGCTTCTTTTCCATGGTTACCTCTTTTTATGAAAAGATAGTTGTAGGCGACCTCATACGAGGCGTGCCGGTTGAGGGCAAAATACGGAGGGAGGGTTGGTTAGGTCCTCCCCCCGATTCGCTACTACGTCAAGCGACCTAACCCGAGCAGGCAAGGAAAAAACACGCCCGGCGCTTGACGCATGCGATCAATCCGGCTTCCTGATGTAATCATCACACGAGCCGCTACGTCTTATATAACCAGGCTTCTTTGAACAGACGCCGGAACGCTTGGTTGCATTCCACGCTCGCCGGATAGTGTCAAAGAAACCACCCTTAACCCGCTGGTAGAGTGAGCACTGACGGCACCGCTGTTGCACCGGAGCGCCACCCTTGGCCGGGTTGCGTCTATCCTTGTAACGGAAGGTCTTTTTCATGCATTGTCTCCCCTCTGCCTCAACAAAGCCATTCTATCCCCATACCGAGTCCTAAATTCTCTAATACCGAAGCCGACACCTCTATTGGTCAAAGCACGCATAATCTCGCACGCCCTGGATTCAGTTATGACTCCAACAGAGACAGCAACCTCTAAGTTGCCCCAAATAATCAAACATAATTCATAATACGTCATCGCTCCACCTTCTTGATCGGCCCGAACTCTTCCCCACCAGTTTCGTCCACGCAGGTATCCAAAAGATACTCGGCGGTATCCGAATGCTCGGCGGGAAGTTTTTTTATGCCGGTTTTACTGACAGACACGGCCTTGGCCATGTCCTTAATGGGGATGTCTCGACCAAACATGACCGACAAGGCAAGCTCCACATCCACGGTCGATTTGGGTCTCATGCCATGCCATTTGCCGCCCGACTGAAAACACAGGCGGCCCGCCAATTCTTTGAGACGTGCGTTGACCTTGGTGGCGCCATTGCGCACATGAGCTATGCCTTGCTTGGCCAGGTCGGCTATCTCGGGTGTTATTTGGTCATCGGGAAGGCCAGCCAATATCATCCTGAATGCGCCAGCAACCCTACGTTCAGGGCCCATTTGCATAAGGAACCTTGTAGGGTCTGACGGCAGCTGAACATCATAATTATGAAATGGAACGATCTTTCCCTGTTCATTCAACGGGCATTCATTTCCCAGGAACGGGCACGGTTCACCGTATAGGTTTTCACAGTGCTCGCCCGGATCGGGGAGTGGTTCCAACGTTTCGGCGTACTTAATTTTCTCCTTTAGATATGTGTAGAGATACCGTGAATCGTGTTCCTCGTCGTCTATGAGCAACTTCGTAGGCCCACGGCCTTTACGTTCCCACCGATAGTGGAACCAGTCTATTTCCCCGGTTCGTACCCAATAACGGCCAAAAGAGATCTTTTTGAACTTCGGGTAATGCGCATGAGCTAACGCCACATAGTCGTGGCGCTCAAACACGTTGTCTGTCTGCCACCGGCCGGTTTTGTGATCGGGGATGTAAAGCGTGTCGTCAACTTCCGCTGTCACATCTAATATGCCGGTGAGCCAATCGTGTTGCGGCGCAGGGGACCGTTGCCCCTTTTTGTCTATGGCAAGGCTGACTTCAAGGCCGGTGATATCCGTAATCTCAATGGGTAAGTTCTCGATGCCCTGCTCAGCCAGTTCGTAAGCCTCTTCGGTTATGGGGACTTCGCATGTATTCAGATATCGTTCGGGGTTGTCCCACCCAAGTCTCTTTGCCAGCCCGTGCGCTATCACCGCATGTGTGGCGATACCCAACGCAGCCGCAGCGGTAGGCTTGTACGGAAGGCCCAGCTCATATATGGCGTATGCCAACCAGCGGCATATCCACAAAGTTCCGAGCTTGCTTTTTCTCCATGGAGGTTTGAACATACTTATCTCCTCTTGCTGAGGTAGTCGGCATCTACGGTGTAACCAGCCTCATGGAGATATTTAGGCACCAACTCTGTCAGGAAATGTTTGGCCTTACCGATCTTTTGGGGGTCAATGTCTTCAATGTTTTCCATTTTCCAGGAATCACAGAGCCGTTTAATTGCAGCCGAGCAGCCGTCTTCATCCAGACCCATCTTTTCAAATTCGCGGGCCATCCAGTCTATGAACTGAGCAACCGCTTTATCTAATGGAGGGGTGTCGCCCTCTTTCGGGAAAACCTTATCGGGCGGCCTTGGGCTACTTGACTCCCGCCGGGGCTGTCGCGGGCCAGTTTGCGATTGTCGTGAGCGTTGGCCGGTCGGTCCGTTATCAGATAAATGGCTCAACTCTTCAGCGGAACAGAACTCTACGCCAATACCTGCAAAACGCGCCGCTCTGGCGATTGACCTGCTTTCAGCAAGTTCTATTAATACATCACCTAATCGTTTGTCTCGCTGAGAAGATGCAGTTCCAGTACCATCAAAAGATCCCTTGGAGGTTATTATGGTTGTTTTAACAACAGCAAAATCCGGTTCTAATTTAACGCCCTCAGTTTTAATAGACAACTGTTCTTCTTGATCATGAAGAACCCGCAACCGACCGCCTAGGTTTGGCGAATATGTTGTTGACCAATTGCCATCCTTGTCTTTAAAGCGGTAGGGGATCATTTCTTCATCACGGAATATGGAATCTATAGTCAATGCTTAACTCCTTTCAATAAAGTGGATGGGCGGTAAGTGTAGAGTTTCACGCTGATATGCAATCACACATCTAGGGGAATGAGTTTTATGTGATGGGCCGCCCATCCAAATCGTTATCTATTCATTGCCTCTTCAAAGGTTTGCAGCATAAGCTCCTTTGTCTTTGCGTCCTTAATGTCTCGTTGATGAGCGTGATATGATCGTTCCGCTTTTTTGTACGCGGCTTCAACCATGTCTCTTAATTGATCCCTCGTGTAAAGCCTCCGATTAATCGGCGGCTGGGGGAACATTTCCGGTTGTTCCGGGGGCTGCTGGTCGGGCTCATTGCCAGGCGGAGCATCGTCAAATTTAACCTGATAAGTTCCAGGGCATTTAGGGTCTTCACACTTTTCACCAACTACCTTGGGGTGGTTTGGCAGCGGCAACCTTCCGCACTCACTACACTCCAATATTACGCTCATCTTTCACTCCTGATATATTCACATACTTCTAGTATTTCGCTTCGTGTTAGGCCGATCTTTTTGCCGAACTTGATTAGATCAATAGCGTTAGGAAGAACGTCCGGTGTCTTCGTCCATCTATAGTAGACACTGGGCTCAATGCCAAGGCTTATGGCGAACGCCCGTTTGCTCATTCCGGCAGGACGCTTCGCCTCGAAAAGATCTCCGATGGATCGCATTTTCCCCTCACGTAATTGTGTTGCGTATTGCCATAATACAATGCCGCCCCCCTATGTCAAGCTTTTTAAGTTAATATAATAGGCAACCATATCAAGCACATGTGCGTATGTGCCCAAATAATATCAAAAAAATAATTTGACTAAGTTCTGTCAGCTCTGCTTTAGAGTCTAGCCGGGTGCGAAAGTTAACCAAATAGGATAACTTAACCTGGAGGCTCTATTGGCGTATTTCCAACCCGCTGACGACCCGTTCGATGTAATGCCTCAGCAACCGGGGCTAATGGGTGAAGAATCTCCTGAAGCCTCTTTAGAAGAGCCTCAAACACATATCGCTATCAAGCCGATAGGCCCCCCTCTCAAGCCCCCCTCTCATCTGTACAAAGCCGCAAAAGATTGGGGCCCAAAGTTCTTTAAGTCCGGGAAGGAATACATCGACGAAAAACGGCAAGCGTGGGCCAGGCTCAAGCGCATGATGACGAATGAATTACCTTTCGACGCATGGTATTGGCCTGAGAGCGAAATAGATACATACATTAAACAACGAAGTTATGGAATAGACGAAGAGCCTCTCCGCAAACGCACCAACGAAACCATAAGCATAGCGCAATATGTCCACCATTTCGCAGAAGGAGCCTTTCAGGCGGTCTTTCAGAGTGAGCCATGGTTTTCTATCACCGCTGAGGCCACGGTAGACGAGCCGTCCGTTGAAGATCTTCGATTTAGCACGGCGCAAAAAATGGAAAACCTCATGGCCAGATACTTCCGCAAGGCGTTTTTTAAGGAGGCGGCGTATCAGGTCTTCCAATGGGTGGGGTTGCTCGGGTCATGCGGCGGGATGGTCCGCTGGCACGAGAAGTCTGTCCGACAGTATTTTAAGGCCGTAGAAGTGGACCAATTCGGCAACGCTAAAGGTGACGCCAAGGTTTTTTCTGAAAACAAGACCGTGTGCGCTGAGCCTCTGTTCGATGTGCTCCCTCCCGATAAGGTATACGTTGATCCAACAGCAACAACCAGTGATGTACAGAAGTGGTACGGCGTAGGGACATGTTCTAAAATTACCCGAGCCGAAGTGATGGCCCGTTTTGAGTCCAAGGTGTTCACCCTGAACGAAAAGGAATTCAAAAAGCGGTGGGGTGAGCCTGGATCGGCCGGAGGTAGCGACCCCACAAGCGAAGATATTGCGTACGATAACGACCGGAGCGAGCTGGACGAGGCCATAGACAATCTGAAAATCTGGCAGTACCACGGGTTAATACCAACCGACAAAGGCGACATTGAATCAGTCGCCGTGTGGATAACTGAAAAGGGCGCGGATAATTGCGATGATGGCGTTCTGGTGAAACTCCACGAGGGAACCGCCCTGCACTGCGGCCTAAGACCGGCGGTCTGGGCCCAATACACTCCATGGGTAGGGCCGTATGGTCTCGGAACGGTCCAGCCGCATTTCTCTAAAGTGTGGATGATATCGCACCTCCAAAACCTTCTAACCGACTGCCTGGAGCTGGTAGTTAACCCACGATATCAAATAGTTGAAAACAGTGTAGCGCATCGCAGCCTTATGGAAAAAGACGGCGACGTCGCTTATCCCGGTCAAAATCTTCTTGTAGGCCAGATAGATAAAGAGGTCAAATCGTATCCGTTAGCTCAAGTTGATCTCGGCGCTCTAAGCGCTCACCTGCAACAGCTCAGGGGCGAATTCCAGATGGAAACAGGCGTTGACGACAATACGCTGGGTGTTTCCAATCGGGAAAAGACAGCCACGGAAGTAAGCCGTATGACCCAACAAGCGGCGGGTCCGTTGTCCGTACGCTTAGAAATGCTGGGAGAAACGTTCCTTGATCCCACGTGCACCTTGTTCCTGAACACCGTTCAACAGTACGAGCTGTCAGACCAGGTCATTTCCGTCATAGATGGTCAGGGCATGCCCACTACGGTAACGCTCACGGCTGATGAGCTGAAGACCGGCAAGTATCTTATCCAGAGCGTAATCACTTCCGAAGACACCAACAGGATAGCCGTAATACAGTCCCTTGAAAGAATCCTGCCTCAGCTTCCGAACTTAAAACAAATGCTAAATAGTGAAGGATACGACCTAAAGCAGACCCCCATAGTACGAGAATATTTTGGTAGGAACCGAATCCCTCGACTCGCTCAAATTATAACGCCGTTGCCTCCACAGCCCGAGCAACCGATGGGGCCTGACGGTATGCCGATGGATGGGCAAGGGGCTATGCCGCCGCCTGGGATGGAGGGGCCGCCTATGCCACCAGGCGCCGGACCGATGGGTCCGCCGATGCCGGCACAGGCCACTGCGCCTACCGGCAGTTTGAACGATTTCCGGGGGCCCATGGGTGACGGCTCTGACGAGGACATGTTGTTTAAACAGCTACAAGACGTCGCGCGTATTGCGGAAGGGATGTCAATGCAGCAATGAGTAATCCGGTAATAACAGTGATTGAGCAGGCGATGGAAGATGTGAACGGTCAGCTCAGTGAGCTTTTGATTAATGCTCGGGTGTATCGGGCGTTCAGGCTGATGGCCGAATTTTTGGAACTGGAAGCGGCGTTATTGAAGATACGGCGGTGGGAGTCCACGGACCCCAACGACATAATAGAAGTGAAAGCGACAGATTTATTGGCGAATAAACTGAGGTTTAAAGCGCCTCAACTCGACAAAGAAAAGAGGTAGACATGCCGGAACCAAATCAGAACATAGATGAACCGTTAGTTGGGACTCCACAGCCCGAGCCAGATGAGCCTAGCGCAGCTCCCGAAGGCGCATCGCCCGAACCTGATGAGCCCCCGGCTCCTTCTGGGTATCAGGTTCAAGACCCTGAATTTAAGCAGTTAATAGAAGAGGTTGGCGAAGACAACCTTAAGGGGATCGTATATCAACACGCTCAATTGATGAAACAGCAAGAGGAAGAACAACGGCAGCGGGCGCAAGAAGAATGGCAAAAGGCGCAGGCCGGACAGCGCAATGCCTGGAAGGAAGCTAGAGACCAAGAATATCAACGGATCATGCGGGAACGGCTAAGCAAGGGGACTCCACCCAGTGAGCAGGCCTTGTCTCAACTCCAGTATGAGGCGATGGACGAGGCTAACTTGATTATCCAAGACCGGATGGCTGAAGAAAAGTCAGCTCGGACCTTGGGACAATACCTAGAGCAGGAGCGCCAGACATCGGCCATCAAACAACAGATATACGATAAACATCCCGAGCTGCACCCTTGGTGGAACCTGGTCGAAGACATTGTGGACAACGACAACGTTTCAGCCCAGGGAACGGTGGCCCGAGTCAAGCAGTTCATTGAATACGGGAAGCGACACGGGCTTATCAGCGGAGCTGCACCAACGCCCACACCAGACTACCCAACGCATCAAAGCTTACGACAAATGGGACCGGTGAGCGGCAGGGGCGGGCATTTGCGTGTGGTGGGTGACGACAAAGAAGAAGAAAAGAAATTTGAGAAGGCTGTAAAAAACGAGTTAGACAGATATTACGGCAAACAAACCTGATAACAGGTTAATGGGGAGGGAAGAAAAATGGCTGACGCAATCGGATCAATCAACTTTCTAAAGCTCTGGACCCAGTCCGATTATGACTACAAGCTGAAAAAGTATGTGGAAATGGGATTGGACAGGAGAATCATTGAAAGTTCCGGGGTGCTGAAAAAACTTGAGATCGGTAGACCAACGAGTCATCCCGAGGTGCAGTGGTACGAACAAGAGAGTTACGCGCATGCCGTGACGGCGACGTTGGCGTCTACCACCATGACATTTTCAGGAACATTGATGGGGACATCGCTTGCCAGTGTTACTACTGCCGGCACCCAACAGTTAAAAAACATCATTCGAGTAGGGACCATTCTTGAAAGGCCAAGCGACGGCGTTCAGGCCAAGGTGACGGACATTACGAACCTAAGCGGCGCCGGCACGTATAACGTCACGGTGGTCGCTTACGGTAACACCTCGTTATCGAATGATACCTCCGCTGTTAGCTGGGAAATCCTTACCGAGCCGTGGAAAGACGCTACGGACATGAACCAGCCACGGGCCTTGGATAGAGAACGGCGAAAAGTGGGGACCGAGATATTCGCCGAAGGTTTTGAAATCGAGAAGACCAGAGAAAATACGTCGATGGAAGTTGTTGGTGATGAGATTAAGCACCAAACGATGGAGCTCATCGACAAACTGAACATACAGCTTAGTCGAGCTGTCATTAGGCAGCGGCCGTACTATAGCTCCGGCTTTAAATACGGTCTTTCGACTCAAGACCCTACGTTGTGTGGTCTGTCAATCTGGCCGGAGATTGTCCAGGCGGAGGCGTCAAATCCAGCCGTGTATGTCAATTTAAGCTCCGCAAACTTGACCAAGAACAATCTTGACACACTCGTCAAAAACATGTGGCTGACCGAAAACGCCGACTTCGACACCGGTAATTGGTCTATAGTGTGTCATCCGAACACGTACCAATATATGCAAAACTTTGATATCGCATATATGAGGGAAACCCAGGATTCAAAGAAGATCGGAATTTCAAAGACTATTTTCCATTCCAAGATCGGTAAGGACTTTCCGATTATCTCTGATCGGCATATGCGAGAATCCGAATTGTTAGTGGTGAACTTCACCAAGTGCAAATACGGCTACTACAAAAACGACCGACTGGACATCAAGGAACTGCCGACCAAGGGCCGTTATCGACAATGGCTCATATCCTTCCAGGCGTATGGAGTTGTAGCCCGTAATCCGAGAGCGAACATCGGTAAAATTTACGGCATCAGCAACACATAAAGGGGGCGACCATGTTTCAAACGATTAACACACCAAGTCGCCTCGTTAAGAGGAACCTGTCTTCAGCCACTACGCTGGGGATAAACGACTTGAAGGAACGGGGGCTACTGACCGTTGACACTTCGTCGGCGCCGGTGATCCTCACCATTCCTTCACCACAAGAGGCGTTCGACGGTTGGGGATTCGCCGTCTTTAGCGACGGGGACGGTTCCGGCAACGCTGCGGTGCTTTCATGCACTAACGGATTCGCAAATGATGGCGACAGCTATTCCGTCTCTGATGGACAGCTTGTGCTTATTGGATGCAAAAAAGACAGCGGCGGAACCTATCGGTGGATACCGCAGGCGACGCCCGATCTGACGAAAATAGAGCGGCAGACGTACACACCAACGTTTTCGTGGACAACCGCCACTCCGACGCTTACGAGCACAAACTATGAGTTCTGGATCATCGACGGAAAATTTGTGTTGTTCATCCTGAACTTTTCGACAGCAGACGGCGGTGGGGCTTCAGCCGTTACGATCACACCACCGATATTGCCGCCGGATATTGATGTGCTTGTTCCTATAAAGGCGTCAATGACAGTAGACGGGACCGCCACCGATGTGTGGGGATATTTGGACTGCACGCAGGCCACCGCTGAAGACAGGCTCATAAAGCTGCACAACTTTCAAGCGTGGACGGATGACAAGGCGTGCTCGGCCAGGATCATAGGATTCTATCCGATCAAGGCCGCAGACTGGGCCGCAGCTGAGACCTATGCGACCAACAGCGTAACTGAGAATGCGGATGCTTGGACCTGGGGAGATGTCGGCTTTGCGGTCGGTTCGTGGAATGATACCGACTCCGACGCTGCGGCGACGTTTAGTTGTGTCCTTCCGTTTTGCGGGACTCCTGACAGGGATGGCTATATGCCCGCTCTCATTCATGAGATATCCGGCGCGGGCGGCGTAACCAGGACCAACGCCAAGGGGTTTATTGACCTGGCCAATGCGGCAAGCGCAAGTAGAGCCATTGGATGTAAGGACTACACGGCGCCAACCGATGGTCAGGCGTGCCGGATTGACCTTGCCGCATTCTTTGAGCTTGGCGGGTGGAAGACCTGGACGCCCACCCTGACATTTGACGTAGATCCGGCGAGCATCACCAAGGCTGGGTATTACAAGATCCAGGGCGGCTTTTGCCTGGGCTGGGCATATTTCACCTCGGCGGACGGAAATGACGCGGCCACACTTGAAATAGACCTGCCGGCCGTGCCAGCGTATCAGGCCAACCGGGTGATACCTGTTTGGGGCTATCAATTACAAAATGCGAGCCACTACCTGCCGGACCCATACATACCGGCCAATCAGGCGGCGGCGGCTGATAGGCAGAAGATTAGTTTTGATAACTTCCAGGCTGCAACGGACACAGAGACAGTCACCGGATATGTGGCGTTTATCTTCCCGGTGTAGTCGTAAGGAGCAACCATGTGGACCGATAAAGAATGGTCACAACGACGGCTTGATAAGGCGGCCCTTGAGGCGGAGCTGAATGAACTTGATATGACCGTGCACGGCTGGTGCAACCGTAAGCCGGACGTCGTCAGAGACGACGGTGAGCCGGTTGACTGGGACGAAGTGGAGAAGATTGCCTGGCGGCTATTCCTTACGCCGCCTAAACAATCTAACGCTGTGAAGGAAGAGAAACCGGAAATCAAGGATGAGCCAAAACCCAAGCCGAAAAAGAGACGGTCGAGATCAAAGAAAAAATAGAGGAGTAGGTAATGTCGATTTTACCTTTCCGGAGAGACGACGACGGTAAGCCGTTATACGGGCACGGTTCACGGACCATTACATACAGATGGGCCGACGTGGATTCGGACGGCCAGGACATCTCGTTCCCCGTAGACGTTAAGTCATGCTTTGTTCATATAGAGGGGGCCACCATATTATTTACGGTGACAGGCTCTCATGATGACTCTGAGGCGATCAATATTACGGTGGACGGGACCACTATTAAGGACATAGACATTGCCGTTGCGGCAGACGAAACAATAGTTAATGTCGCAGCCCCTACAGGGCAAACCATAAACGTGTCTGCAATGGGTTGGGGGTAGAGCATGGATGTCATACCGGGGGGGATATCTCCACTTGCAATACAAGACCAGGGGCGATTGTTCGTGCCCCCGGCTTATTATCAGGTTGCGTCCGATCAGGCATATCAATTGAACGCTGCGGCGGATTGGATAGCACAGAAGATTGTCCCTGAATGCGATTTTGAGCTGTCCAGTATAGCGTGGTACGTGACCGCGGTTGGGACTCAAGGGGTGGCGGCTATCGAGCTATACAGCCACGACGCTACCAACGACCAGCCCAATGCGAGCCTTGCGACACTGGTGGCGGCTTCCGATAGTGGGGCCGCTGCTGACGCTTGGATTGCGGAAACCCTTGCAACAGCTCAACAGCTCTATAACGGAAAAGAAGGCTGGATAGTAATAAAAGGAACAGACGGAGATGACTTTTCCGTGTCTACTCGACGGTGGAATACGGCTCAAGGGTCTATGTTCCCTGATTCGATGCCAAGCGCAAAATATACAACCGATAGCGGATCGACGTGGAGCGCCTGCACTCAGGATTCAAAGCCAGCAATAATGAACATCATCTTGAATCCGGTAGCGACTAAACTGGTTCCGAATCTGTATTACGGTAGATCAACCGGTAAATACACGATTACTACAGCGGGGCTCGCTGAAATACCAGTTGAGGGGATTTCGCTTGATTGTTCAACGCTCACCGCAGATACGCTCTATTATGTATATCTTACCACAGCCCTTGCTTTGGAAGCCACAACTACGACATGGACCAAAGACAGTAACGGTCTGATGGTTAAAACAGGGGATACCACAAAGAAGCTAGTTGGCTTAATCTACCCAAAAGACGTGCTCGGTGGTGGTGATCAGGCGCCGGTTGACTGTATGGATAGGCGACTAATAGCATATAAAGGACGAAAAGGCACATTTGGGAAATTGTGCCCTTTTGCTAGCACAACAAGTAAAACTGTTTCAGATAATGATTGGAATACGTTGACCAGTGGATCAACAGACTATCGCATAGAAGCTGTTTTTTGGGGTGATGAAATTATACATATTGGATTTCATTGCATCTCTAGTGAGGAGCTAGCTGTTACCTGGGGGGTTAATGAGCTGACACGATCTGAGGTTAGCAATGACGCGGGGAATAGGGGAACCAGCGCCTCTTTTCATTTTATGCGATCCAGCGAAATGACGTTATATACGTTAGCCGGTTTTAACTATTTTATACCATTGGCACGTCGGATAGACACTGATGATACCCCGACCATTTTAGCATGGGGGGCTGATCAAAGTGGGGCCGGTTATCACGACGAACGACTGGCAATATTTGGGCATATATTATGAGTATGCTTGAAGATGAATTAAGGGCCTGTGATATTATATGTGTAGGAATCAATGAGACTGTTCCTCTACTAAACCCTCCATACGATCAACTTTCATCCGGTGAGCAAGCAATAGTTGACGCTTGTATTGCGGCTCACGGCCAGGCATACGGCAGTCAACCGACAATTGACTTGAATCAAAAATTAACACAAGACCAGAAGGACGCATATGTAAGAGTGCGGAACATGCCGTATTGGATAGCCCGGATGAAAAAACTAGGAGAGGGGCTTGACTTAGGATCTGGAATTGACAGCGGCGACGTAGCAAACGCAATCCATTGGCTTTACCACAACGATCAAAAAACAGCAGAGGATTTGGAGACTGCGATATCAGCCGTGTGGACTGAGATACCATTATGGACACAAGGGAATACAGATTATGAGTGATTTGTGGGAAAAAGAATACTTGACCAAGGACGATATTGCCGAATGCCTCAAGACCAAGGAAGGCAGGCGGGAGCGGGTTACACATGGACTGGCTCACGTGTTTGCCCATCTGGGGATTATGCCGCCGTCGGCTGAAAAGCAAGAGGAGATCTGCGCTATTATGTGGGACACGCTGTTCAGAAAGCCGGTGTGGGAACTATTGGAAGAAAAGGAACTGGCGCAGTCATGTAAAGAAGCTGGCGTTAAGCCGGTCTGTATGGATGAGCTTTATCACATGAGGGTGAGGGGAGAAGCGTAATGGCAATGAATGAAATAGACCTTCACAGTGCCATGACCGCCGGGTTTGCACGGATCGAAGATAAATTGGAAAAACACCGCACCGAGCAACGTGAAGACACGAAGGAAATATGGGAGGCGATACGGCAGGATCGCAACCGATGCGACAAGGTTCACGCCGAGGTGAATAAACAGCTCGACGGGGTATGCGGCAAAGTAGCCGTAATGAACGGCATGAGCAAGGGCAGTAACAGGGTCCAGACTATCCTGTGGTCCGTTGTTACCGCAATAGGGACATGCGTCGCCGGAGGTGCGGCGTATTACGGCTTGATAAAGCCATGAGAGAGAGGACATGAAAAAGGACACCGAATTATCTCCGTCACAAAAATCAGGCATAGTCAACATTGTCGGACTTATCATCCTGATTATCCTTATATTCTCTTACTGTTGGCTACCCAGAGGATCGTTGGCGTATGGGATACTGGAACGTTTATGGCGGGGGATGATCGCATCGACGGCGTTTACGCTGATTGCAGTAAATTTTATCCACAGCATCGACTGGACTACGCTAGGAGAGTGGTTTGAGTTTAACGAAGACACTGCAAAAGCCATTGTGTTGGCTGCTTGTATCCTTGGCATTGCTTCTGTGTTTATCGCTGGGTGATCGGATCATCGCTGGTGGTCCCCAGAGAATAGACAGTGAGCTGGACATTTCCGTCAGAAGCGCCGGAGATAGGATAAAGGAACGGGCTGAGGTGACTGGCTATGTCGGAGTCACGGCCAAGTGGAGTGGTCTGCCGACAGCTAAAAATACAGATATCGCCGTTACGGTTGGCTCAAAAGGGAAATGGGACAAATGGGATTGGGACGCAAAGTGGACCGCAAGGCCTAATCGTAATGGCATAAACAGGACCGCTGAGAGCATATTCTGGGATAGCATAAGGTGGTTTACCAAAGCCGACTTTATGGCAAAAACCAAAGGCCCATACTACGGCAAAGACGTGATAGACAGAAAACTCGTCAGGCTGTTGGATCATATCCGTACCACTATCGGTAAGCCGATGAATATAAATTCAGGCACACGCAATCCGGGCCACAACAAAAAGGTTGGGGGTGTTTTGAACAGCGCACATATTCCGAAAAACGGGACGAGCTATGCTGCGGACGTGAGGTGTGTCGATTCAAGAACTAGATTCCAAATCTTGCACCTATCGAATCAATGCGGCATTAAGCGTATCGGGGTGGCGAAATCATTTATCCATTTGGACACAAGTCCATATTTACCAAATAGAGTTGTGTGGTTATACAAATGAAGGTCGTGGAGCTGGATGACTATCGAGATATTTGCGAGCCGTTTCTTTGTGTATGCGTTAACTGTTGCGCTGAGTTTTACTCGCAATGCCCGGAGGGGACGAACAAGAATATGCTCGAATGTCCTGAGTGCGGCTGTCTAACGGCCGGGAAGGTTGGTGATTGATGCCTTGGGGAATAAGGAAATGTAAAGACGGAGGAAGCGAAGTTTACAAAAAATCTACGGGAAAAACTATCAAGGGCGGCAAACATCCCGACAGAGCGTCAGCCTTAAAGCATCTACAAGCCATAGAGATCAACTACTATGGCAAGAAGAAAGGCGGCAAGAAATGATTCGTAAAATACTCGATTGGATCGTAAGCCTGCTTCTCAGGCTCTACAACTCCCCTATCGCCAGAGAAATGGCGATGACCACCTTGAAGATTGCAGCCGGGGAATTCAAGGACGCATTAGCCAAAACCCTGGAGGCCGTCAAAGAAGCCAACGATAAGAATATGACGGGGACTCAGAAGAAGAACTATGTGCTGAAAATACTTAAAGCTGAGTTTGGTGATATACCCAAGAGCATGGCGAACTATCTTATTGAGTCAGCATTGGCGATGATCAAGCAAGAGGATTAATATGGCGTTACTTGGACCGGCAGGCGACATTCAGGCAAGCGTATTGAAGCGATTCAACGATAAGGGCGCTGCGTTCTTAACGGACGATGGCATGCTCGATACGCTGAATGAGGTTCACCGGCTGGTTGCAAAAGAGAGCGTCTTTAGGGTGACCGAGACTTTTGACTCCGTTTCGGATCAATATATTTATGATCTCTCTTCCGTACTCGATGAAGATTATATACAGCTTATTGACCTTACGTGGGAGGGCGACACCAACAGCGAGCCAATGAGGGCTATTCCGAACGTGCTCAGATTCAAAGCCATACGACGCCAGACCATTAGGGTTCTTTCAACAAGTAGGCCATGCATTTACACCGTCGATGGGTTTAACCTGAAAGTGTGGCCTGCCCCAAGCTCAAGCGCTTCAGACGCCTTTGAAGCCGATTACGCCTACATGCCGGGTGATATCGAAAATGACGCAGGGTATGAATTCCCAAGCCCAATTAATAGGGCGTGGTATCCGGTGTATGTGAATGGAGCCTTGTGGATTAGTTACGAAAAATCAGCGCCTTCGCAAAAGTCAAAGGCCATGATTAAAGAAAAGTACGCGTTGTTTCAGGAAGGCGTCCACGAGTTGTGGAGCGCCACATATTTGAGCGGTAGTATCACTGTCAGGCCGGGTTAATGAATGAATGGCGACGCAATACTCAGATTAGGCGACTTTTCGGCGGGCATGAGGAACCGGGCCGCAAGCCCTTTGAATTCCATACCGAACGCCTTAACCGCCGGGGAGAATATCACCCTTGAAAATCGTATTCTCGAAACTCGTCCGGGATATGAGGTCTACAGTTCCGGCTCCCTTCCAAACAGCATAGTAAAATACCTCGAACAGGTCAGATTTCCCACCAATGAAACGTCCTTCCTTGTGGCTCAGGTCCAGGTAGACCAGCGCCAGGGTGGTGTTGAACGGTCCAATCATTGCGTGAACTACTATGATGGCAAGCTCTACATCTGGGGTGGATCGTCCACCACAATGGATATCTACAACTGCGCAACCGGCGTTTGGAGCACAGGGACGTCTGGCGGGACGGCCCGTTATGGAAGCACGGGCACAGTATACAACGGGAAGATATACTACTGGGGTGGATATTCAGGTGGCGCCCTTAATAGTGTTGACATCTATGACCCCACAGACGGTGAAGGCGGATCTTGGTCTACTGGAAGCGCTGGGGGCACTGCTAGGTGGTGGCATTGCGCAGAATACTATGACGGCAAAATCTACTTTTTCAATGGCTTCACTACTACCGTAGACATCTACGATCCAACGTTGGACAGTTGGGATACCGGCGCCTCCGGCGGGCCTGCCGACACCAACAGCATGGCGTCCTGCATCGTGGGAGATGTGGTCTACCTCTGGGCCGGGCAGGGTGAGGGATATTGGAACACGATGTATTCCTACACCATCGGGACCGACACATGGGCCACGTTGGCGTCAGGGGGCACGGCGAGAGCCGGCCATACCATGGAGCATTACGACGGTGTGATTTATATGTGGGGAGGGTGGTCCGGTTCCGGTGACCCGCTCAACACGATGGACGCCTATACGATTAGCACAAACACGTACACAACCGGGGTGGATGGAGGCAACGCCAGAAAATATCATAACGGAGCGTACGACGGCAGCCGCTATTGGTATCAACACGGCGGTGTAGACGCTGAAGACGAGAATATTAATCTGTTGGACATTTTTGATTTTCTCAACATGGCGTGGATCACCGGTTCCTACGGTGAGCTGTACGCTGCGCTGGACGATGGGAGCCCAGCCTTTGAAAAGATATACGATTTGGGGACGGCGCCGGGTGTGGTAAGCTGCGCCGTGTTGAATGACGTGGCCGTGATTACCGAAGGGGTGGAAAAACGCCCGCTTTGGTGGGCCGGGTGTCTGTCTGATGACGGGAGCGATTGGACTAACCCGTTGGCGGTATTAATTTCCCAGGATGGAGACAACTGGTTTGACATATCGAGTGAAGTGCTGGACAAGGATTCCGAGAGATACGCCATATTGACCGGCGGTGTTTCGGCCCGTGGCGCCTTACTCGTACGGTCCATGGTTCCATATGTGAAGGGATTCGCCGTATGGCTCCAAACATATAACACGGACATAGGGGTTGATTCAGCGTCCGACGTGACCGCTGTGTTCGATAGTTCCGGTGATGTCAATCGCAAGGATCTAAAAGAAGACATTCTTTACTGGAAGCAAGATTCCGGCGCTACCGGACATTTTGAAGGAGAAACTCTTAATCCTGACGTTGCGGCGGCGGTTGATAAGGGCGGCGGGCTGGTGGGAATACCCTGCACCGGCCAGCCGTATTCGACCGGCAATATCATCGAGATACGGAACTCCACGTACTACACTGGCACGTTTACCGTGGATGCGACGAGCGGCACGGATGAAATCGTTATAACGGCCACGTACAACGCCGAAACATTTACCGGCGCTGAAACAATCAACCAACGCATAACGCTTGGCGCCGGAAATGACGCCCCTGACATAGAAGAGGGTCTCACCATTTATTATTCTGGCGGGGATTTATCCATATTTTCTATCACGGATGATGGGGAAGCGAACGGAGAGGTTGAGCTTATCGGTGAGCTGGCTGATCAAACAGTCACTAGCATATACGGGCTTGTGATCGACTCACAAGGGCTTAGGCCCGAACCCAGCACGGGCAGCGTATTAGATACTGTCGACTATGCCCATACTACGGGAAGGACTGTCACTGTCGGGCAGATGTCTTATCGAATTGTGGTAGATTCGAGCTTTTTGACCGCCACAGCCGAACAGGTCCGGATTACGCTGTATTCCGGGGACACATCAACAAATCCGGGGATGCAGGTCAATAATGTTTCGATAGTTGAACGATCGGGATCTACGGAAAATGGCGTAACGACTCCGACTGAAATAAACTTTTCGAGCGCCTCACTCAACACTCTAAAACAGGGTGACCAATCAGCGACAAGCGCTTGGACGGATTTTTCTATTGATCAGTCCAAAAGCTACTTAGTTATTATCGACCTAGCTTCAACCGCTACGTATAACGATATTACGAGAAGCAACCGAGTTGCTATCAACGCAGAATACGACACGAACAAAAAGAATTACTATAAAGCCGACGCATCCAGCTATGATCAGCAAACGGTATCCGGCTTTCTTAACTCGTCATGGGCGAGACCGGCATTAATGCTGGAAGTGCGAGACGCCCCCGTAATTCCGACCACCGCCTTTGAAAGCACCACGGATTCAATATCCATCAATATAGGCGCCTATGACAGTTTCCTTGGTTTAACCATAGACGCTGACGAGCCGAGCGGCTCCTATATCTATTATGCGCTTTCATTTACCGGCGGCACTGAGTGGCAAGTGTATCTTGATAGCGCATGGCAAACCATTGTGCAGTTAGATGGGGCAACGTGGCAATATTGGGATGGGGGCAGCTTTCAGAATGCAACCGAAAACACCGAGCTTGGGGCACTGCACCAGGCGTTTGCGGACTCAGACAACCAAATGGTTGAAGCAGACGTAGAAGCCCTAACTGTTGATGAATTGGTGGGAACGGATTCGTTCGTGCCCGGCGTCACAACTACGTTGGGTATCGCCGTAAGCATGATAAGCGGAGGGACCTCTGAAACCATTCCGGTTTTAAGTAGTATTGCGGCCTTAGTCGAGGACGCCGGGTCAACAAAGGTAAAGGTCTGGAGAGACGGGGCGTGGCAAGACGAATCATGGACGGACACAACCCAAGACGGTGATGTTCCGTTTGCTCAAGATGGTTTGATAACCACGAGCGCAGATTACTCCGAAGCTGATTATCACGTTATAAACGGTGAAGCCGGCTACTGGTACATGCTCTCCTTTGTGAATGGTCTTACACCGGGGACGGCGATAACTCGTATTCAGATGTCGGCGCCGTGTCAGCTTACGGCTAATATCGGCCTTGGCTGGGAAGAGATGCCCCTCGGATTCCTTTTCATGGACTACTCGGAAAGCTCCCTGAAGGATTTCACTGCCGAGGTGTCTGATTACACGGAAACTAATGATTCAGCGGCATATTTCTGCAATAATATTGCAGCGGAAACACCGGAGACACCAACTACGGACGATTATGCGCTGGTTGGAAATCCCGGTAAGTTTTCACAAATCAAGCTTACTGTTCACAAGCTTTATAATAATCAGCAAACTGCCACCATGCTCGCCTATTACTGGAATGGCGCCGAGTATTCCGAGCTTACCATAGAAGACTCCACGGAAAGCGACAACGCCACATTATCGCACACGGGAACCATATCGTTTAGCGTCCCGGACGACTGGGTTCAGCATATGCCGTTTGGCGAGTACCCGAGGGGGTACTGGATTAAGATCTCGTGGGACGCCGCCATAGACGTGGTGGGCATAACGGAATGCAGATTGCAGCCGGTTCCCGATAACTTGGCCAAGCATAAATTCGCCGCAGCGTGGCGAAACCGGGTAGTTATGGCGGCCCGTCCGGAGGCGTCCGATCAGGTTGATATATCAAGGGAGCTAGAGGAATATGGGTGGACCGGAGGAGATATCCATAGCCAGCGGATAGGCGGCCAGGACAACATAGTCGCACTGTTCAGCGCGTTTGATAGGTGTTTTGTTGTGAAACCCAACGACTGGTTTATGCTCACGGAAAGCTCAACCGGATTCAGTTTTGCAAGGCTGGCGTCTATCTCGGAAGCGCCGGTAAACAATAGGTGTATTGTCCATGCTCCCGCCGGTCCTATGGGGCAAGGGGCGTCGCCTGGGTTGTTTTTCCTGGGGCTCAACGGGGCATATTTGGTTACGGGAATTCAGAGTGATCTTGAGTGGGGCACGGGACAGATTCAGAAAATTAGTGATGGGGTGAACTGGTGGCAGTCATCACCAACGGTTAGGCTTGATCTTGATTATCTGTATCTTTCAACAGGGATGTACTCGAGTACGCACCACTGTATTTTTTGGTCGGTCCCAATGATCACGGACGGGAGCACACCGCAGACCACGCCAAATTATTTGCTGGTTTACGACATCGGTCTGGGGTGTTGGTATCCGCCGTGGGATCTGGCGTTTACCGCACTGTGCAGTGGATTTGAAACGAACGCTAACGCCCCCGGTAAGCTCGGCCGACCGGTGCTTTACGCCGGTGACAGTCAAGGCAGAGTATTGAAACTCTTTGAGGCGACTACGGACAACTCGGCGGAGATTGACGCATGGGCGGAAACGGGATTGTTGACGCCAAACATTGAGTGGCAGTGGCAATTACAGTCCGTATTCGCCGTCGCCAAGACAGACAGCGCAGACAATCAGTTGAACATGTCGGTGTATCTGAACGGAGCAACCAGCGGACCTAAGCCAATCCTCTTTGAAAAGGCCGGAGATGATACTTATTCGACCTATGAGGCGATCAACGATTTCGCCGGGGCTCAAGACGGCGCCCTGGCTAGATTTTTTAAATATAGGTTTGACATGTCCGGTCCATCCAAGATATTCGGAGTAGACATAAAACACTGGGCGGACATCGAGGACCCTGACACGGAGTAAAGCATGAAATATTTAGCTCTCGTTTTTATCGTAATCGTTATGGCGACAACGGCTTATGCTGGGCCTGTAGAAGACGCGCTGGTAACGCAGGGGTTTGAGCTTAACGGCAAGGCATACGTGCGGGTTGATAAACGGATGGCCGTTATTGAGTCCATAGAAATAAAAATGATGACAGACAAGAAGTTTTTCTGTTATCGAATGACCAGCGCAGTTCTTGGCAACGCGGCGCTGTTTGTGGCTGAGATTATGGATGAAAACAAGCTGGCCAGAAACATGAAACACAACTTGGCCATTGCCAGGCTGAAGGCATATAAGCTCATGCTTTGCCCTAAAGGCGGCAACTGCCCTAATACCAATGGAGCCACAGATGCCTAGTTATAATGACCCTATGGAGTCGGCGCCAAACGATCAAAATTGGTGGGACACCTTGAAAAAGGCCGGGAACACTGCGCTCTGGTTAATGGATAGACCTCAACAGGCCATATTCCGTGGGGCTCAAGCGGGCTCGAAGGACTTTGAAAAGAGCCTGCACCGTGGACATGACCCCTTCAGCGCAGCTATCGGTTCGTTGCCCAATATGGCAAGCGGCATGTGGCAAGGATTGACTGGAGATGTCAGGGACGTTCGTGGAAGAGACCTAGTTGAGGGGTTAAGCCAATTCCATGAGTGGGCCCCTGAAGAGTTAATCGGCACAGCGCTTGACATTACAGCCAGCCCTACTGACGTGGTGTCACCGTTTGGGAAACTGGCCAAACTGGGGTTGGTTAGCCAATTAGCAAAAGGGCGTAACCGGAGATTATTACAACTGGAGCGTGGATTGCAAAGAGCCCCGGAAACAAAGCTTTGGCAATCTCAAATAGGTAACTTGGTTTGGTCGCCGGAAGGCGTGAAATATGGTGGGAAGGGAATGCCGAGCACGTATTTCAGAACTGCTTCAGAAGCGAGAGAGGCCGCAAAAAACGCAGCGATAACGGCTTCTCAGCAACAACAAAAAGCTGCGTCCATGGCTCATGCCGACGCCTTGAACGCTATAAGGCAGTCGGTTCCCAACTATGACTTCATAGAAAAGATACCGACAAGCCCAATAGGCATGGGTAGACGTGCGATGACGTACGGAATGCTGGGTGATAATCCGCTCCCTCCCGAGTATGAGAACAGCAGCGGCAGTCGGTCTGGGGCGCCATTTCCCTATAGATGGGAGCCCAGGCCAAAAGTGGGTGACGAGACATTATACGCCAGCCAAACAAGCGGATATCGACCGTGGGAAGAATAGGAGGAGATCATGCCACCATACGTAAATCCATACAGTATCAAAAATAGGGAAGCGCTGGGCAAACAGCACCCGGAGTTTGGCCGGAAAATCGGCATGTATCCGAAGAAAAAGGCAGGCAAGGGTGAGCTTACCCTGGAAGCCATACTCAAAGCCATTATGGGCAGACAACAGCGGCGATTCAAGAAGAGCTTGGCAAAACAGCCGTACCGCAAGCGTGTCAGCCGCATGACAGACCCGATGGGCGAGCCGAACCTGCCCCCAGAAGAGCCGGCGAGCTTTGGTTACGCCGGTGGCGTATTGGGTGGGACAGGGGCGCCCCCGGGGGTCCCAAGTCGTATCTATTCCGATATTGCAGGCATAGGCCAACATTCAGCTACTCCGTTGGATTTTTTTGACAGAGCCGGTGAGCTCAACATGCCGGACGCTTCCGGATTCCGGCCGAGCGACATGGGCGGGATTGTGGCCGACCAACGAGCGAGAGACCTGGCGGCGTTATATCCGACTCCTCAAGGGCCTGGATATATGCCTATGAGCACGGCCCCTATGCGCCCACAGGCTCCTCAGCCGTCATCAGATTGGGGGGGGGAGCCGCCGTATTCATTGAGCGATGTCCCATATCCGATGGATCCATCAAGCAAACTGTTGCAAGAACTTGTGAACAAAGAATTCCGCTATAGGTAGGTGAGCCATGTTACAAACGCCTAATTATCAGACACCAAATTACGCTCAACCACAGCAACCGCAACGACCATGGGGTGGAGGCGGGAGTCTCAGGCCACCCGGCCAGAGCGGGCGGTCTACGGGGGGAGGGGGCTGGACCAATCCAAACCAAACTGTCCAGCCCCAAGTCGCCTACCGTGGATTAGGTCCGAATGTTGAAGGGCAAATTCAGCAGTTCAAGGACCAACGACAGAATCTCCGTGGTCTGATAGACCAGTATTCCGACCCGATGGCCATGTATGGGCGGGGTGGCTGGATGGGCGCCGCTATGGGGCCAATGGGCCCGTGGGAAAAAGCGCCGTTGCCGGACGATCCGTACGCCAACCAGTACCGGCAGCATGTTATGGGAGGACAACGTCAGTCCGTAATGGATCTGGCCAAGAACCTCCGGCAGTCCAATGTAAGAGGCATGCGTGTCGCCGGTGGCGCTGACCCAAACAGCCAGGCTGTTAAGGACGCTTATGGCACGTTGGCTAGAGGATACTCCGACCGCTACGGACAGAGCATGGATTACGCCCGAGGCCGGGTGCAAGATGATAACGCGCAACGGCAGTTTCTTGCCAGGCTGGGCCTAGACAGCTCACAGGCCCAAATGTCGGCTTTAACCGACATGCTGGGACTTCAAAAAGAATACGCATTTGCCGATGAGGACCGGAGGCGTAGAGATCAAGAGTGGGCCGATCATATGGCGGAGCGTGGACGCAGGTGGACGACTGAGGACCAAGCGTACCAGCAAATGCTGGCGGAACAGCAGCAACAACAGGATTACGACCAAATTAACCGAGCCCGTTATAACGCATGGGCGGGCAGTGGACCAAATACAGCCACCCAGTTAGCGAATTATTTCCAGGGACCTCCGACTCAGATGGGAAACCTGGGCTGGGGCGGATTACCGCAGTACATGACAGGTGCGTAGATGGCTGGATTTTCCTCATACGACCCCTGGCGAGACCAGATGCTTGATACCTTACGGAAGGCAGGAAAGCCCGACGAAGATCAGCAGATGGTTAACCGCCTTTATGACGAGGCGTACGGTCCCGCAGTAAAGCGTATGAGTAAGGCGTATAATAAGCGGTATTGGCGTGATGCGTACGAGCGAGGTCTGACGCCGGAGGAACGTAACACGTTACGCCCACCACAAGAGCCCGAATTACTGGAGAAGCTGGGGAACATGTTTGCCCCCGCGCTTACCGATCAGATTACTACGGGAGGGCTGAACGAGCCAGATAAGTCACAGGTATTAGGGGACATTGTAAGCTTCTTGGATTTCCCCGAAGCAGGACCGGCCAAGGTTGCGAGTACGGGCCTGAAAGAATTACTGCCGTATCTCGGCGTTACCATGTTCAAGAAACGCCCCGAGGCGTTCAAGCAGCTCATCAAAAACATGGAGAGGGTTGCTCCTTCGGAGGCGAAAAGCTTCGCCAGAAAGTACAGCAAAGATATTCCGAGAAGTGTTCCGAAGGTCAGCTCTGAATTGATAGAAGACTATGGCAAAGCCATGGCGCCTGAGTGGGGTAAGTTCGGAATTGAGAATGAAGTTAGGTCGTCGGTAGAAGGGCACCTTTTTGGACCAAGATTTCACCGTATGTTGCCACCAGGCTTAAAACCTAAAGAGGAGCCTGCCTTGTCATTATGGGACCCCGATATAGCCCGATACCTTGCAAAACAAGCCCGTGAAAGAGGGCAGACATGGCAACCACAATGGCGCAACCCGGTAGAGATCGTGCATGAAAGTCCGATGCGTGGCCAGGAAGACCTGATTGAGTTCATTAAAAATCAAGCAAAGGAACTTGACAAGCTATCACGTGGCGGCAAGTATGGTGGTGGGCTCCATATTAGCCAATCATTTCCAGAACTTCACAGTGCTCCTGAAAGCATAGTGCCCCCATTGGCGTGGGAATACGCCATGTTTGAGCCGACCATATTCCCGCCAAGGGCTGTTTATAAACCTGGTGGCAGAGAACACGTTACTCCATTTATGAATTGGCTCAAAACGAGTAGCAAATACGAAAAAGTACTAACTCCTGACTTGGCTGGGAAAGACTACCGTGACGCTATTCCTGGCATGAAATTCCAATCAGCTTTCAATCTCTCGCATTTACCGGCGGCGGAAGAGTTCAGGCGCATCGAATATCGTCCTTTCAGTTCATCGGAAAAGCTCAATCCCGAGGTGGCCGAGAACTTCGTATTACTTCAGAATATGCTGGACATGGCTCGAAGGGATCCGCAGAAATGGCCGGAATATCAAGAGGCGTTACCTAAACTATATAGAGAAGCAATTGAACCTCGCATGGCTCAGATATTGAGCCAGCAAAGGGGCTATGTGCCAGAGGGGATATCTGAAATATGGAGTCCATATGCAAACGGATTGCTTGAGCCCGAGTTTTATAGGCCACTGGAAGATATAAGGGTGAGGCGGCAGGCCGGACGGACAACTGAAGAACAGCCATACACATTCAGAAGGCCTCCAGCGAGAGAGGCAACCCCCACCAGTTCAAGGGCTATTACCGAAGAACCTTCTTGGCTCCCGCAAGAGGGGAGTGAGCTCGACTATGCTGTAAATTGGTACTTACGTAACCATCCGAGGTCAGGTGTAGATGAGCGTACTTTAAGGTCCTATCTTGAGAGGCAACTAGATGTAGACCTGTCACATCCAGGGGCAATATCGCGTGAGCAGGCCGATGAAATAGCCAACCTAAGCGCTAGAGCTAGATTCGATGAGGCAATGGGGGCAATTGAAAGAGGCGGCGATGTTGTTAGGCGGGCCATTGCTGACGATCCAATGATTGAAGATTTATTACAAGCGGCAACTGAGCCAAGCGCTGGAGTATCAAACAGACGTGGCGCGTTAGGGTATTTATTCCCTGACGAAGAAACCGCAAATGTAATGACGTACCTCAAGAGCCAGGGAAGGATTGGACCATACGCACCTGGGTCACCTGAGTTGCAGTCTATTGAAGAGACCGGACAACAGATATGGGACCGTCTATCACCAGATGACAGGCTTAGGATTATTACGACATTACGAGATTATAGTAATGACACAACCAGAGATGTGCTGAATTATATATATAACCATCAGGGGCTAGAGACACGCTTAACCGGCCAAGAAAGAGGTATGTTAACAGACTTAATAGAACATAGAGGCATACCTGTTACATCGAGGGACTAATGCCTGAAACTTGGCAAGACATAATTGAGCAACTAAAAGCGGCTCGTGAATATGACCCGACGTACCGGGCTTCGGGCCATGTAATGGGGTTGTTGTCTAAGCTGGACAAGCCCGATAACGTGTTACGTGCGTACGCGTACCACGCGTTAGCTAACGACGACATGGACTTGGTGGAACGCATCAACCGGGCATGGCAACAAAAAGATGAATATTCTTGGGGTGACGTGCTTGGTATTCCTCGGCCTAACGAAGAATATTATAAGCGAGTGGGCGCTATCAACCAAGCGCTGAAGGCTATGCCCGAAGCTGACCAGCCGGGCTTTAGACAATCCCTAATGAACGACGCTGAAGAATCCCGAGACTCTTTGCTTGACTATACCCAAAAAGGTGGGGCCCGCCTGGGCTTGGACATGGTGTTAAGCGCCCTAAACATCTTGCCGGGGCTAGGTGTGGCGAAGGGTGGCGCTAAAGCGGCGCAAGGATTATCTAAAACAGCAAAGGCGGCAGAAGGAGTTAAAGGCTGGCGGGCCGGTAGGGGGTTCGTAGGAGGAAAGTTAGCTGGCAGCAAGTACATTGACCCGATCCTTCACTACGATGTAGGGAAACACATGCCCTGGCTGGATCGAGCCAAGCAGGCTACAAGCAAGGCCACTGGAAAGCTTGGGGAGAAGTGGGCGGCTTCTCCGACGGGCCAAGCTTTCGGCGGGCCGATGAGCGGGCGGTTCCAAGACCTTGAAAGTGGTTACCAAACCGCCGCCGCTCATGCCCAAGGGCTAAAAGAAGTGGGGATGGAGAAAGCGGCAACCGCTAAGAAGAAGTTAGATAAGCTCACGCGTGAGCTGAAGATAACAACGCCGAAAGCTAAAGAGGACTATTATCGACAGATCATACAGGCTATTGAGCGACCAGGAGAGCCTACTAACGTAGACCCGAGGGCCCTTGGTATCATGACTCCCCTACGGGTTCACGACCTTGAATTAGCAAAGATGTCACAGGCGGCTGGCAAACCGTATGGTCGTGAGATGTCATTGATACGAGACGTGCTGCAAGACCCTAACATGCCGGTCGGATATTATCCGCACATGTTGGGCCAGGAGGGAAGGGAGTTTTTCAAGAAGGGAACCGGCATCCCTGGTGTTGAGGCAAGCGCCCTTAGAGATGAGCCGCATAGGACATTACAACGGTTGGTCGACCCTGAAGCACTTGAACACCGTCAACTTATGGATGTAGGTGACACCGTGGTGGGTAAGGTGTCTGATCCACGTACGGGTGTTATCAAGCGCACAGTTGACGGCAAGCAGCAATTGTTTAGGCAGGTTGGAGATGAGCTTGTTCCTGTAGAAGCTATACCGGCGTCACTAGAAGAGGCGACCACAGCATACTCTCACCTTCAGGGGAAATTCATTGAAAAACCCATTGAAGCGTTTGCCTTGCACAGCCAGAAAGCGGCCGACAAAATCGGCCTATTCAACGCCCTAGACGCCATGAAGAATACCACGATCAAGGTCAAAAAGGCTGAGATCGGACCGGGTGGGCAGAAGATAATGAAAGAGATTGATAGCCCGCTCCTGGTTCCTGTTGGGCCAAATATGCCGGAGGGATTCCGTCCGCTCAACGTGAAAGGGCTTGAAGGGTGGGCGACTCATGGGGTCCCGGCCAACAGGTTTGAGAACATAGCACGTGGAAAAATGGACCCAAGCGCCATGATCGGCGCCCTTGACGCATCCATGAAAATGATGGAAAAGTCGCCCGCTGGTGAGTGGTTGGGACGTTACCGTAGGGCCTGGGCACGTAATGTTCTGGCCTTACACCCTGGATTCTGGACCGCCAATATAGCTACAGACCTATCCCTTGCTTACATGAGCGGAGTGAACAACTTACCTATGCGTATAGGTGAGAGCACCGCCGTATTGAGTGGGGTAAAGCGTCCGGTTATTAAGGGGTTGCCAAACGAAGTGCTGGCCAAGATGGCTAGAGACTACCGGGTAACAGGTTCGTCGTGGGCAGAGTCCATGCAGTATGGCGATATAGCCCGTGAGATCGAGCCTCGACTAGCCAGTCAAGCTAGGCGGTGGGCTGAAATGACAGGGGATCGTGTTGACAGGGCTATCGGTAGAGGGATTGAGAGGGTTGGCCATGGGTGGGAAGACCTGAATAACTGGGCGTTTAAGCACGGCAGCAAGACCAGTGACATGGTTCGTATGGCGGTATTTATCGACCAGTTGAAGAAAGCAAAGAAAGCTGGAAACATCCTGAGCGATGACGTGATAGCACGGGCGGCGCAGTATTCCAAAGAAGCCATGATTGACTACGGGGACCTGTCACATTTTACCCAATCCATGAAGAATATTGACCCGTTTATATCCTGGTATCAGGGCATCATTAAACGGACGCTGAAAGATGTCATAAAGAAGCCCGAAAGACTTAACCGCGCAAGTAAATTCTTTGACTTTGTACTCGAGCCTATGGATCCTGAAAGCATGGAGGCGGCCCCGGAATATATAAAAGATATGAACCCTGTCACTGGTATTATGGGCCGATCATTTGGAGGGGGAAAGAACCCGCTTATGCTCGGTCTGTCTAGGTTTACGCCGTGGGGGACCCCTGAACAGCTTTACCGTGACCCTGTTGGGTCATTGTGGGAGACGGCGGCGCCATACATTAAAACGCCTATCGGACTTGGCACAAATTATAATACCTTCTTTGGTCAAAACATTGACCCGCAGGCCCAATCGGGCGTAGGGGCCATGGTTAATCCTATGCTCGATCCGAGTGGTGAATTCAACCAGTGGAGCGTGGCGTATCGTAAACCGTTCGGCTTGAACATGCCCGCTGCGTGGGACTATGCCTTAAGTAATTTACTACCACAGGGAAGGACACTCAAAGAGGTAGAAACGCTGGGGCGGGCGTTCAGCAAGGCGATGGGTTATCCCATATGGCAAGACCCAGGGGCGCCGGAATTAACACCAAAGGCGGCGACGGCGTGGTTTATGGGCGGTGGGAAACTCCACGAGTTCGATAAGGTTAAGGGATTGGCGAATCAGTATTACGACTTACAGGGCCGGATGCGGAAAGCTGCGCAGAAAAAGAATGAAGCTATCCGCAAGGGTGATGTTGAGCTCCAAAAGAAATATACGATACAAGAATACGCACTGAAGAAGCAGCGGGACGAGTTCAAAGCGAGATGGGACCATGAGCTTGAGGTATATAAACAGCAGGCGACGGAGCGCAAGGAAGAACGGAAAACCGCAAACGCCCTGTTGGGTGAGGACTATTACCGGAGATACAAACGGTCTCAGCTTACCGGAACCCCCGTCGAGAAATTGCCATCACGTAAATTCGATGAGCCTGTCAAAAAAGAGCCGACCATGGTTGACGTGCTCAAAAAATACATCGAGGAAAGCGGTTACACTCCCGAGGAGATCAAAGAGCTTGAGATGTCGCCGGACGACCTAATCACCTTTTTGAACATACCGAAGGGGGCATTACCGAAGGAAAAACAAAAGAAGTCAAAGCCCAAGAAGCCCTCAGTTGCGGAAGTAATCCAAGAGTATGCTGACAAAAGGGGCTGGACCAAGGACGAACTGGAGGCGCTGGATTACTCCAATGAAGAGCTAATCAATATGCTTAAAATACCGAGAGGTGAGCTTAAGAAGGCCCGCAAGAAGAAAACAAGTCCCGGCTCTTTTCTGCGAAAGTTAGGGCTGTCTAAAGAGCAGGCCGAAGAGTTCACTGATAGATTGAGGTAACAATGCAACTCGACCCAGAAGCACTCAAAATGTTAATGATGAGCGGTCCGGTCCGTGACCCCAACGACCCAAGGATATACGAACGGGGCCAGCAGATGATACAGGGGATGCCGTCAACGAGGCTGGACGATCCTATGCAAGCGGCTCCTGCGCAACAGGGTATCAGTCCCGAACTCATACAGGCCTTAATTATGTATCTGAAGAAGCTGGAAATGCAGGGGAATGGTCCGGAAGGTCAAAACGTGCCGTTTTTAGGAGGGGGGCCGGTGTTACCCAGCCCCCGGTGAACCTAGTTAATCTCCACGTGGGGTTCAATACTGTAGCCTCGCAGGTTATTGATGAGTTTGTCTTGGAATTGTGAGATCGCCTCTCTCTGTATCATGTCATACGTTGCGATGCATTCCTGAGAGCAGAAAGCGTGCCCGTCGTGCTGAATCAACTCTGATATATTCCCAAACGGGAATCCGCAGATTAAGCATTCTTGGTCCATGGTATTCTCCTTATACGCACACCAGTCTTGTTATCTCACGGGGTTCTGTAAATGTCCCGGTCCCAACCACCCTACATAATTCTGAATTCTCAATGTTGGCATAAACAGAAAGTCTCTTGCCGTTGCCCCAGAAGTCGTATATGGCAGCGCCCTCATACTCACGTGAGACCTCACTTGATAACCCATGTTTTTCTATGAGCGGCTCTATGTGTTCCTCCAAAAATAAAAGGACTTCCCATGAAATCGAATCGCTGGGGCCAAGGTATAAATTGAGGACCACGGAGTTGAGGTACCAATAGTCATCAGAGCTATAATGAACACTAACGCACCGCTCCTTGATCCCGGCTTCCTGCTCTACTTCACTCCATCCACATGAGGCAAGGATGGCATCCAGGAGGAGTTCCTTGCTTCGCTCCCAATTAGCCCGTATGTGATTAATTTTCTTTTCCATCCTGTCCCTATGCAAGGACATTCCAAGCGTTGTCTCCGTTTCCATACGATTAACCTCCGATCATATCCGGCCATTTTGGAGCCCACACCTCGCCGTTCCGGGGGAAGCGTGAGCCTGGGATTGATTGTTGGTACAGGTTGGCGGTCATTTCAATGTTGGCGTGCCCTAGCTGCCCTTGTAGATCCTTCGGAGTGATGTAGCGGGCTACCCCGTTTGCGTCGGGGAAGGGGATCTTGGGGGCGTAGGTAGCAAACGATCGTCGTCCCGTGTGAGTTGGTAGATGACGAATCCCCACGGCTTCCAACACTTCATGCCACCAGTTGTCGGCGGTTTTGGGAGCTATACACGTATAGTTTGGCCATTTAGATTGACCGGCAAACATGTACGGATTGGCGTGCTCTTCACTGCTCCATCCCTTGCGGTGCTCTTCGATGCGTTTTATGAACAGGGGCTCAAATTGTGGGAGCATTTCAACCTCACGGGGCCTATCGCCTTTGCCCACCACATAGATCAGCGGCACGGGGAACGTGGTGCAGTGCTCCAGTCTGACCTGACGAGCTTCAGACATGCGTAGCCCCGTGCATAGTATCAACCCCACGTAGAAAGCACGGTAGTACCAGTCCTCATCGGTCCAGTGCTCGTTGAACCACGCCCAGAATTGGCACAGCTCGTCGTCAGTGAAGATGAGCTCGTGTATGGGCTTATGGTTTTTCTTATTGCGCTTCTTAGCCATGTGATGATCCTATAACGACCCACTTAACAGGTGAATTAGCGCTCCGTAGTTGTGATCAAGCTCATCAGGTATCCCGCACCGAGCACACGCCTTAAAGAAAGCCTGTAAAAATGCCCCCCTTATCGTTGGGCTGGGATCATGTAAGTCTGTAAGTTTTAGGTATGCAGCTTCATACCTTGCTGCAACTCTTATCCCCTTCCCTAGTTGCTCGCATTGTTTTTCCAGCCATTCTAAAGATGGACTGGACGGTGATCCATGATGAGCGCAGTCGAAGCCATATTTCATGCTACCGTCTTTCTGTTTTTGGGCATACGTTATCCCCCCATGTACGGGGGCCCATGTAAGGATGCCGCCATAGCCCCTCTCTTGGGTGGGCCGTACGGGAAAAGTCACATACCCACAATAATGGCCATAATCGACTATTTCAAAAGTCAGTCCATCTTTCTCCCAGACTTTGATTATTTTGGAAGCTTTCATAACTCTCTCCTACAGGTCAATATCCAGCGCCCGTTTCCATTCCTTGCGCCGGTCATTCTGGCGTTTACGCAGGATGGTTGTCACCTTTTCTGCGTCCTGGCAATCTTCCTCCATAATGCGTTCCATCTCTTCCAAAGAGTTGGCCCATCGAGCTTGAGCGTCAACCATCTTCTCTTGAAAATCTGTTAACTTACGCTGAAAATAGCCACCTGATCGCATGGTTAAGCCATTCTCTTCTTTTTCTGGTTGCTCGGCTGAAGGTGATTCCTGTTCACATGATCCAGCCTGTATTTCATCAACGTCTTGCTTCGTTTTGTGCATGGTTGTGCTCCATTGTGGCGTGCCAATTGCCGAGTCATTGAGTTGTGGGCCTTGGGTTGAGTCAACGATTACCTGCTCTACTGGAGCGGGCTTGGTGTTATTCTTCTTGGTCTTGTCTTTGGCTGGCATTAGTCTTACTCCTCCCCTCTTAGCGTTCCGGCTTTGCTGTGTCTTAAGTTAATTAGGGTGGTGAGAGTGGCGCTGAGCGCCTGATCACGCGTAGCGAGTTTAATGTCAAGAAGGGTGGCCCCGTTTAGTGAGACCTGAGCTGAATAGTTATCTGAACCAGATTCAGCCTGTCCTATAGTTGCCATGATTGTTTCATTGGCTGGCATTAGGTTACCTCCTCGCTTTGTTTTGGGCCCACAGGTCGTGAGCGATTTTAATGGCATGCTCCCTATCGGTTGCCCAGCATTGCGCCCCCCATCTCGACTGTGCTTTCCCGAAACGAGATCTTACGTATTCTATCTCGGCTGGACGAGGGAACCGGTCAGAGATGGCGCTATCCACGTCTAAAATATTCCCGTCATCATCAAGGAACACTTTCCAGAACAGCTTGTTTTCGGTTGCTGGACCTGGGAAGTCCAGACCCCACTCTTCAATATAGCCCCCTAAGCAACAATGGTCCCTGAATCGTTCTGCATTTTTCTTTGTGGAGAATACTCCGTATATTGAATAATCAGAGTAATCCCCGTCAGTCACAATGTAGATGGTTGCCATTATAATGTCCCTTCCCACACTATTTCTGCCTTTGGGCCAGCATGGAGCCTCCACATTTTACCATCGTATGATGGGACAAGACCTGCTTCCCATAGCGTGGCTGCACACAGGAACGGGTTCTCAGTGACCCTTTTTGAGCCTAATTTCCATTGTTTCAGCTCAAAAAAACTGCCTATATATGCCCCAACGCTGGCCCTAACGCTGTACCAAACGCTGGCCCTAACGCTGTCCCAAACGCTGTCCCAAACGCTGTCCCAAAGGCTGTCCCAAACGCTGTCCCAAAGGCTGTCCCAAAGGCTGGCCCCAACGCTGGCCCTAACGCTGGCCCTAACGCTGGCCCCAACGCTGTCCCAAAGGCTGGCCCCAACGTTGGCCCCAACGCTGTCCCCAACGCTGGCCCACTCCCTTAAAAGCGCCAGTTCTTCAACTGTAACCTCGCCGTGTCTCTCAACCTCAAATGGGTTAATGATCTGCTTTATTACCAGTTCTGGAATGATCGTCTTGAAATCTAATTTTAGCAGTTTTTCCCCCACTTGGGCAGAGTCGTCCTTTGTATTGATCTGGTCTATGGCAAACGTTTTGGACAGTGGATTGAACTCGTATTTGTTCAGGGTGTCTTCTTTGCTACCACCGAATCCGAAATAGTCTGCAATGCTGGAATGGCTATCCGGTTCGTAGTTTTTAGGGTTGTTTACTCTCAGTGCTGCCCGATGTTTTGCGTCGAAATAAAGCAGCTTACCTCTGCCGTTAGAACAGCAGGAAAAAAATGTGCACATAGTCTCTTTACTCCTTTCTGGGGCCTGGCGGCCCCGTGGTGTGTTATAACGGATAAGTATCACCAGTAGGCGCAAACCACTTGCCATGCTCACGGGCAAACTCTACTTTATCAATGAGTTCATCCCAATTGCCAACCACCACCTCAACGTCCATGGTCCCGTATTGAGTCGGCACTAAAAAATAGACAAGCTCAACCATCCCCCGCCACCTGTTGTTTCCCAGGAACTGTTCAAGCTCTTCAAATGTCTCAAACGATTTTTCTGCTGTGTCGCTTGCCTGTGCTGTCAATTTGTACCGCTGCATGTTTGCCTCATTTCGATTAAGCCGCGATAGCTACAAAGCCCGCGGGCTTGGTGTTATTTACCCCCACTGGCTTGCACCGGTGAGGCGCAACCTAAGACTGAGCCATAACTGCTTCGATATGTTTGCAGCTCCGACCGTGTTTCCCCGCCGGACAATCGCAGTGCATGCCACCGCCATACTCAGCGTCCTCGTACCCGGCATCCCATACATGATATGTGTTTCCGGAACTGCTTACGACATCCCAACTATCTTCGCTAGTTTCCGTGATATTCAGGATTGTGTTTTTCTGTTGTCGTTTGCGGGGTTTGCGCTGTTTAGGTCGCGGATGGACTCTCGCATATTCAGCCGCTTCTGCTTCGATTCCCATATCAATTACGCGGGAGGCACGGATAACCGAGATACCTAACAGTTTAGCTATTTCCCGCTTTCTATCTCCAACACCAGGCCCCCAGCCTAGCGCCCTCAATTCCTCTACACGCTGAATGAGTTCTTTGTTTGTCATAACATTTCCCTCCTTGTGTGTGTTGCGTATTGCCATAATACACAATTAGTCCCCCCGTTTCAACAAAAGTTTCCAAATAAAATGTAAGTTAGTCGAAACACCAAGGAACATCAAGCACATAACTCCCCGCACGCCTCCTACAAACACGAACATAATACGAAGAAATTGTAAAAAGTTTGTAAAAAATGAAAAGCGAGCACAAAATGGCAGGCCCGCATAATAGCAGCTTATATTCAAGAAAGGAAATACAACAACAAGACTAACAAGTTATATCATCCTTTGTACGCGCTCGGTGCGGTTTCGGCGCACTTGCTACAGGGCAGCTTAGAACCATGTGTCTCACACCAATCGCCCGTCGTTACATCATCGGCAAATGCGTAGTATTCAAACCATTCATCACGAATGAAATCATAGCGGGACATGCCATACTGATGACACACTACACGAGCATTATCTGCTATTGCTGCCCAGGTTTGCTTCGGCCACTCCATGAAGCGGAGAGAAAGCATTTGATCTATAGTGAGATATCCCTCCGACCAGTAATTGATAGCCTGATGAATTCGCCTTCATCTAGAACCCCATGTTGATGAGCCTTAAGAAACAAATCGCCTAACTCCCGACAAAATTCAACGTATGTCATTTAGTCCTCACAAAAAAGGTTGACAATCCCATGGAAACCAGTATACTGTCTCTATTGCAACAAATAACTCCCGGAGGCGTTCTCCGGAAAGGGCGCTTCAGGATCAGGAGCCCAAGCAGCGGGCCGTATCTCTACAACCCTCTTGTCCCTGTTATACCGCCACTCATAATCCCGAGACGTAATCCAACCGTCTTTGGTGAAGAAATCCATCGTGTTTATCCTTTCTGTTTACCCATAACTCTTCTGGCGCATTATACCCTGGATTTCCTGCTCTATGGTCATGGCTACTCCTTTGACAATGTCACGTGTATACGCTTGCCACACTCAGGGCAGTCAAAACCGTGCTTGGCCTGGGCTGTAACCTTGTCGCCAATCACCTCCCAATCGCATTGAGTGATATCGAAGGCATATATTGAAAATGTTGAGAAATGGCCCTTGTTTACATTTTTACAGACCTTCCAAGCTTTACGCCGGACAGCCTTGCCCTCTTCAACAGCCCTCATCGCTTCGTGGAATTTCATTGTGTTCCTCCAGGTTAACAGTTGTTAATGTATGGGTGTTGCCCCAACGTGATAATATGTTTAAGACACTAAGGTTAATGAGCGTTCAGTTTGGCAACTTCCCGCCGTAGCCCAACCAAAAATAGCGACAACGGATGCCAATTGGTCAAATCTTTTGACTGCTTTGTTAATTTGTCTAGGATTGCCTCTGCGTTACCGAGGGTTAACTCACAAACAATATATACCCCGTATTGTCGATCGCGCTTAGTGAAGACTACCATGTTTGCTCTCCATACTCACAAGGGAAAAAATATCTCTTACATACAGGGCACCTCCGCTGTTTATGCCCTAACCTGGCCTGGCCTTCAGCCCACTCATGCCAAGCAATATACGGAAGACCAACAGGCGTGTGCCAGTTGCAAACCGTTGGGACAAGTAAGCTTGATTTATGTTTTCCCCTTCTCTTTTTGTTAGACATGTTGTCTCCTGATATTGGGGTGTTATTGGGTATATGGTCTGCCCATTGTTGGTGTTAACATCATGAATGTGTTGAGGTTTCCTGTGTGTCAGGTGCGCCGCTCTGTGCTGGTAAGTGAGTGTCACTAACCTGAGTTACAGAGAAGAACCTATTATCTGTCATGGTGTAAATAGTCCCAGCGATATTACTAAGATACCGCACAGTGGCATACACCCCCACCCCCTCGCCCCCTACCCAGACTATAGGGATTCCGTCCGTTGTGGCTCTACGTTGTCCTGGCTGCGCTGGTTGCCCCATCTCTATAGGTTGCTGTTTAGATTGATGTTTCATGCCGCGCACTCCTTGTTTGGCTGCCATACCCCCACCCCCCGGTCACCCATGCCCCCCGGGGGAGCCCCCCTGCGTGTTTTTTATATATATATACCAGTGGGGCCCCAAAGCCACATTCCTGCCACGACCGTTTTTCAGTCAATACTAATGACCGTTGTTTTTCCCTTCGTGTTCATCTCTGGTCATGGAGTCTTCCCCTTTTTACTCGATTATTATCACGTTTTCGTCGGTTCTTATTTCGTCCCCAGTTTTTGGGTCAAAATCAAGTGTAACAACCAGTCTTGAGTGAACGTTTGTGACGTTGATAATTTCTCCTGGCCCAAAGGATGTTTTTATGATTGAGTCATCCTGTCCACACTTCTCTAGGTATTTAATTAGCTCTTTTTTCGTCATTTTTCCTCCCTTAGATAGTATGCCATTAGCAGCATTTTCGTGAGTTCTCTGACTGTTATCATAGCCCTTCCTTGATCCAGTGTCTATTGGTTGCTTTTCCGTATCTAAATGGGAACAGGGCGCAGTTTGGTGAGCAGCATTGTGACACGTCATGTGTTCCGAGGCATTCCTGGCATTCTGCCCGTATTGTTTCGAGTATGCCGTTTTTGTTTAGTTCTTTCTTCAGATTTCCGTTTTTGTCTTTCCTGGTAGTTCTGCATACCCCTCCCCTCAAACTTTGGAATTTACACTCCGGAGCAAGATGTAAACATTGGTTCTGTGGTAAGATACCATAGCAGTCTAGGCAGAATTGTTTTATTGCGCGAAGGAGGTCTTTTCTTGTGAACTTTATTTTTCTTACTCCACCTAACTGTCTCCATTGTTTTAGTCCCTCCTGTAGTTTGTCTCGGGTCGTTGTAGCCCCACTCATGCCGTCTCCTTTCTTGTTCCCACCCTACCGCCTTTGGTCTCGTTGCGCTTCTGACGATATTTTATTACGGCTTTGTGAAGCTCTTTTGCGATAATCAAAACCGGGTCTGTTGGTTCTTGGCAACCACCTGGTAGTGGTCCCCATGCAACATATCTAAAGTCCCTCATGAAGGTCTTACAAGCGCGGGTGTCGCCATTTCTTAGGGCCATTCTTGCTTCTTCTCTAAGTTGGTTTCCCCATTTGTTTTTCCAATAGTGTTTTTTGTGTTTCACTCTTCCCACCCTACCGCCCTTGGTCACGTTGTCTGTGATTGGCACCTGCTCATACGGCCTCACTGGGCATCACCTCCTTTCCTCTACTGTATCTCTGTTGCATTTTTATTTCTTGCCTCTTCGTATTCCCATCGTTCAATCATGTTGTGGACAATTTTGTAGGGGTCGTTTGCAGCGTTACGAACGTCTTTGTCGTCTGATAACTGGAAACACGCCGCTAGTATTTGGTAGAGTTGGTATGTGGCGCTATTCGGTGACATTTCTGCCCATGATCCGTATTCGGCGACTAGTGCGTCTTCGGAACAAAAGGAGTGGTATAGCTCTATTAGTAGCGCTTCAGCCTCTTCGTCATCTATAAAGAAAGCTAACTTCCCCGGTTCTGGTCTATCCCATTTCATGGTTTATCTCCTTTTCCCACCCTATCGCCCTTGGTCACTAGTTGTTTACGGGTCAACCTTTCTTCTTCTTGGCGATCCGGCACTAGGCATCACCTCCTTTCCGAAGAGCGTCGACTGTTCAGCTTCGCAAAGCGCCTCGACAATATAACGCCTGCCCGGTCCTGCTGTAGGCGCACCCTGAAGCAGCAGTTCGTGATGAATTAAATCATATAACTTCATAAAGTCTTTTTGGTGTTGTTCTTCATGCTCACAAAGGGTTTCGATAAGCTCTAAGGCTTCTTCTAGGCTCTCCACATATAGTCTCATGGAGGATATTTGGTTGTCCGGGTTTTGTATGGCTCTCCAGAAGCTCCACAGCTCGCTTACTTTTTCTTCTGTTTGTTCGTCCATTATCCCTCCTTGAACACCTTCCACATCGCTCGAATAATAAAATAGGCTCCTATAAGATCAACCAACAAAAAAACGACGATCACCACACTTAAAATAATCCCGAACATTTAATCCTCCCTGAAGAGCGGTGACTTCCGTGCCTCATCCAGCGCCTGGCCTAGATAGGTGTCGCAACAATGGGAATTTGCAGTGTCTACAGCGTTGAACAGTTCCATAAAGTCTTTCTGAGCTATCAGTTCCGAGTAGTAAGACACGACCTCTTTGTTTATTTCAATATCCAAAACATCAAGACTTATTCCGTCCGCGCCTTCGATTCCAAACATCGGTCTTCTCATCACTCCACCTCCTTTCTTGAAGAGTAGTGTTCTAGTCTTCGCCAAGCTTCTATGGTCCTCATTTCGTTTCTTAGTCTGAGGGTTTCAACTTCATGCCACCGCACATAGTCAAATGGTTTTGATTCGTAATGATATGTGACGTGGCAAACCACCTCGATTTCTCTTCCGCAACCTCCACATTCTATTATTTCGCTATTATCCTCCGGAATATTAAGCTCGTAGCTGCAATCGTCTTCATAGCCACAATAAGGACAGATGTAATTGTCCTTGTTCCACGTGTAATCTTCGACTCCTAGTTCGTTTTTCATCACTCCATCTCCTCGGTTATGTCGAACAGGGCCTTGAATTGATAGTGTCTGCCCTCCAGCGCTTCTTTGCAGGCTTCCAGGGTTTGGAGGACACGTTTATTTTTCTCGTTGCCGTGTTTGGCTTTTTCAATCATGCGTTGTAAACGCTCAGAATCCGTGATGTCGTTATAAGCATACATGTTCAAATTCATGCTTTCTTTGCGCTGCTTATTGTTTTGGATGAGCTTTGGGGTTCCATGCGTTGATGCGATGAGCACGGTTTTGCCCGAACCGGATTTTTTGGGTCTGACCTTGAGATCAACGTGGATGTGTAGGATGTCGTTTTCGTCGATGTCATAGGGGCAGTTGAAAGGTTCAGCCATTTTTTTCGTCCTCGTAAATCTCTATGGTTGTATCGCCACTTAGGGTAATGCTTTTACAGTGTATCGCTATCCCCTCGTGGCTGGGTGACACCTGGACATCGGTTATTTTTACCAGGTGGGGGCCGTTTGGGTCTTGGACCACAAATGTCTCCCCTATTTCGGGAAGCTTTGCTGGTGTGAACTGTTTAAACTCTTGTTGATTAGCCATTCTCTTCGTCCTTGGCCTTCTCAAAGTAGATGTCTAACGCTTTCAAATAGAGCTTACAAAGGTTGCGCGATGTCCTGTGCCAAAAAGAAGCGTCGGTGATTAGATAATCGTCGAGTTGTTTAACCATCGCTTTCAATTCTTTCCTGACTTCGTTTTCAGCTTTTAGTAGGTCCGGTTTGGTCATTGATAGCTCCTCGTTGTAGAGTGGTGATTGTTGGGCCTTGTTTTTCATAATAGTAAACTTTTCTAACTGCCCCACAAGTAGGCCTTGATCTTCGGACTTGTAAATGTCATTGATGATGTGAACAGCCAAACCATACAGCTTCATGAAGTCTTGTTGGGCTTTCTGTAGCACTATAAATTTTGGGAATCCCGCTTTTTTTGACTTCTCCAAAAATAGGCGATATAGGTCCAATACATCCATGTTCCACCTCACTCATAGATACGCTTGTAAGCGTCTGTTTCGGAGATCTTGAGTTGTATATCATAGCCAAGATCCGATGGCTTTAGTGTTGGGTTGTCTTTCTTCAGTAGGTCTTTTGCATAGTCTGTTAACGCTCTCCGTTCGTGCTCATCAAGATTAGCTATCAGGTCCCGTGTGCGGTTGTATTCGGCTTTCTCTTGTTCGGCTTGTCGGTCTTCTGGGGATGGACCCGGTGATGGTTTGTCTACGAGATATGGGTTGGGCCGCTCCCCGTGGAACCTGATGTCGTTTCTGCAATAAGTGTGGAGGGTCAGGGGGATTGAATAATAATCTTTGCTCGAGACATGTGTCTTTGCGGCCTCATCGAGAGTTGCGTGCATGATAAGCAGGCCTAAAATGTCCTCAACATAGACGCCCTTTGGTCCGTATGTTTCTCGATAGGGTTGGAGGTCGATCGCTTTGGCGTCCAAGATAAATTTATCTGGATCACGGTACGGAGATTTTTTGGTTTTTGTTTTTTTCGTGTTCTTATTCTTTTCTTTTCTTATATATTCGGGTGACATTTTTGTCACCCCTGACATGGGTGTCACATGTTTGCTACTTTGGCCTCTCTGGCATTGGACAAGAGGAACCACATTTTCGGGGTAGGTGACATTTTTGTCACTAGTGACATGTACGTCACATGTGACATGGGTGTCACCATTATTGGGACTATCAAGTCTGAGATTGACTCTATGGTGATTGTAGTATGTGACATCAGTGTCACCATTATTGAAATGGGCTAGTGTGGATGCTGCTATAATGGTCTTTGTTTTTTCGTTCTTTTTTGTGAACCTTCTGATGTATTTTTTATTGTTCAAAGAGTTCAAAATCCTAATGGTCTGGCGAAGGGACATGCCAAGTAGATTCGACAACTTAACCGTCCCAATCCACACCACACCCTTTTTAAGGTATGTGTCCTTGTCCGGGAGGTCAAACGAGAGCAAGATAAAAAGACAACGAAACTCCGCCGGAGACAGGTTGTCGTCAGCTACCAGGGAAAGCGGTATGTAACAGAAGAGGTTTGTCATATGGTCCCTTGGATTAACTAGCTGTTGTCCTTCCCGTAAGGCGGTCATGGTCTCGTTTTTCGAGCCTGGCAATCCTCTCTGCTAAATCATGATGGCTGTGGGGCATTACGTTAAAGCATGACGCCCTGTCGGTAAGCGCCTCTAACTCTTCTGCTCTGTCGTTGTGAGCCCTCATCAATAAGGCAACCGTTTCATCAAGATGAATGAGCCTTGCCTGTATCTCCTCAGTTAGGACCCTCTTTTTATGCTCTTCCTCTTCTAGCTTCACCTGGATGGCCGATTTTGGCGACTCGCCCCAATTATTAAACTGCTCTTTCATTTGATTGATCTCTTCCCTGAAAACTCCCTGCACTTTGAGGGCCGCCTTGACATCATACTCAAGGTCACGAATTCTGGCCACGATTGAATGTATCCGTGTTGAGCTCGGAATGTCCGCCCATGCTTCCGAAGCGGTTGTGGGGCCGGTAGTTTTTGGCGGCTCGACTTCCTCCACTTTTTCAGGGGATTTTGAGTTATAGATGGTTTTCCATAAATGGTCGTGATAAACGGTTGTGGGGCCGGCCGTTTTGGGTGTCTCAGCCATAATAATCTTCTTGCTCAGTATGTCCAAAAATAACTCAATATTCTTGGTAGTTTGCCAGTTTATATGGCCTTCCGTCATATTAAACCACTCTCTCAAGTGTGAGAGTAGCTCTTTCGCCTTCCCCACATCCGTCACCTTGATCTCAATTCCTTGGATCATATTTCACCCCTTTACAATCCCGAGTTGTTTCATGGTTTGTCTCATCTCAAAACAAAACGTTCTTTATGTTTTCTGTGTGCGAGTTTTGTCGGCAACAGAATTTTTGTGTTTTCCAGATACCTTGCCTCTTTTTCGGTCGGCCACTTTACATTGCGGAGAGATCGGAAACACTTAAATAATACCACAGAGAAGTCTTGATCTGACGTTTTGATTTGTTCCCCGTTGTCTTCTCTCTTAAAACCATGCCAGCTCTGACCAAACTTCGCCTCATCAATAATGTCGTCAAATTCAATCGGTCTGTGTCTGCCCTCATCAACAACGTCAGCAAGTTCAAACGGACTAATTAGCCCGCTTGTTACAGCTTCGTCCAACAGGTCAAACAACCGCCTACAAAAATCGGTGTATGTTTTCATTTCTCCGCCCGACACCACCGCTTGATTTCATCTATTCTGGCGTGAGCCTGATGCGCATACTTGAAAATCATTTGCCATTGCCTATCTTGGGGCTTGGCAAGATACAGCTCGATCATGGCGGCATCTTGCTTAACGCCATCCAAGAGCTTACGGATTACTTTGGTGCGTTTTTCGTCCATCACAACCTCCTAAAATACCCTAAGTCCGGCAGTTTATCAGCCTTGCTTCGTGGCTCCAGTTGCTTCGCCAACATGAGAGCGGCATACACATACGCTGTTAGTAGGGGGTGACTGCGGCCACGCTTAAAGTCTTCCCGGTTCAAGTGTTTGATCTTGACACATGAATCATGCTCCAACATGACCTGTCGTTTGATAAGGCTCTGGAGTTTTAGCACATTGGAATCGAATTCTTCCAGAATGTCGTCGTGCACGGCCAGGAGGCTTGCCGTTACGTCCCTGCCACGAAAATGGTCCCAGTACGACGGGTTGTGAACATAGAAATCTCTGCCCGATAGAGACCCCTGCCGTTTGCGATAATGCGTTAAACCATCTGCGTTGGACAGCCTAAGTCTGTTCGATTCATAATTCATGTCCAGGTAATATCGGCCGAGTAACAGCCGATCCTTCATATCAATAGCCGCTGTTATCAGGTCGTCAAATTCACCGACAAACTCAGCGATGGCGTTTAGATGGTCATCTGTCTGGAGGCCTACCACGGCGATAGCGTTTAACCCGTAGTCACCGGACTCCGAAGGATCGCCGTAACCAATTCCACCGGCGATGTCCTTGAACTCCCGTTTGTCGTCGGATCCGGTAACAATCCATAGATCGTCTTTCTTTTCAGCTCTGAGGGTGGTTGTCATTTCCTCACCTTAGGTTTACCTTCCCAAACCGCGTACAATACTCACAAATGAACCTATCCAAGGATATTAACGCCCAACACACAGACTCAGGGACATTCCGAATATTCCCACAACATGAACACGTTAAAGTTTTTAATGGGCGTCCTTTCCAGTTTACCGACGGCAACTTGGCGACCTCAAACGTTCTGAACATGAATTGTTCGGGCCACTCTACTTGAAAGTATTCTTTTGCCGTATTAAGTTGCCTAATGTCACGGGACAACGTACTGGACAATCTACTCATTGCCTCACCCACCCTTCAAAATATTCATACCCTGCGGCCTTGCTGAGCCTATTCAACCAAACATGGTTGTATTTAAAACCCGACTCTTCACAGAACCGCCGCAATTGACGAATAGTGAACGTGTCACGGGACCGTATCCAGTCAAGGATTCGTTTCTGGTTTTCTTCACTAATCATAGGTTGTGGTCCTCGTTTAGCCATGTTTCCTCCTTTCTGTTCTCGTCTTGTCACGCTTTATCAGAAAGTTTGCTATTTCCGAGTTTGTACAACCCTTCTCCGCCGCCTTTCGTTTGCAGTAAGCATCCCACAACGCAATCTCCTTAATGCTGTAAAAAATCGGAATCTGCGATTTATTGGCAATCGCCACCTCTTTCCGTGTTCCTTTTGATTTCTCCCACCCCTCAAGCAAAAGTACAGCATCGGCTTTCACTAGCCATGCCATGCTGTTTTCTTGATATATCTTCACATCAAGAAGCCCTCTGCTGATTACACTCAAAGAGTCTAGCCACGGGCAATACGGAGCAAGGCCCAGCTTCAAAAGCTCATGAAAAGCATCAACTCCTTTGTGAATGTTCTCTAGTACATCAAAAGGCCTCTCCGCCGACGAATAAGGCCCAGCTATGAAAACTCTCTTTCTAATCTTCATGTTCAGCCTCGCTTACCATCCACATCCAAGCTATAGGTGAAGGGTTTATCCGCTTATTTCGTGATACCTCATGCATTCCAATGTTTCTATCGCCTCTTGTCTACTCTGCCTAAACCGCTCACCTCCGCATAGCGGGCAGATCTCCGGGTGCTCGTCCGAAAGACCCCACTCCCACCACTCGCAACAAAGGCAGGACCATATGACGGTGGCACTTTTCATCTTATCCCCATAGATCCGCAATTCTGGCGGTAGCGCTCGCCGTTGCAATTAGAGCAGTGCCGCACTCTGTCCGGGAACCATGACTCAAATAGCTTGCCGCACTCCATACATGGGATCATCTTAGGGACTATCGGAGCCATGCCGTTGGCTCGCCTGCATTGGTTAATGTCATTAATTTCATTTTTCGTATCATAGATGGTATTGGACATAATTAACCCCTCGGTCTTTTAACATAGTCTTGTGTCGTGCATTGGAGCTTGCCTTCAATATTTTCCAGTACGTCAAAAATCCGGTCCATCCTATTGACGAGCAACAAGATTGCCGCAGTCTCCGGATCGAATATACAATCTCCCCGTTCATTCTGTCGTATTAACCGCACCGCTTCTTGTAATGACCGCACGTCAGTCATAATTAACCTCCCTGGTAAACTGGGGAGCCTCATCATCGCCAGGCCTAAACGCAAGGACTGGCTCCCACATGCGCTCCCCATGTCGGTTATTCCGGCTTTCGCCTCAGCCACAAATAAAGCGACCCGCCCCCACTGAATAGAGGCATAAGCGCCCCAACCAATTGCCCCAACGCCCCAATGACGTCCGCCATTTGTGACCACCATGTCGTTTTCGTGGTGGCAATGAGTTTTTTGGGGACGGCGCCACGTCGGAATAATCTGGGGTGATCCTTTTTCCATTTCGGTTCATCAGGGTCTTTTGCAAAATGACGATGGTAGATACGCAGTTCCTTTTTGCCGGAGACCACAGGATACGTGACCCATAAAGCCGAAGCGGCCCCGACAGCTATCAACAGCAGGATGATAACAACGTTTTTCATAAATCCTCCAGTCCAAGCTCATCCATTGCGCTCGGGGGTAAGGTGGCCATTAAGTACCTCCCTCTTCGTCTAAGCGCTTGATTTACCCCATTTCGTTGTTGAGCCTTCTTTCCACATTCCCGGCACTGAGTGACGCCCCCATATAGTAATTGGGCCCCTTCTACATCTCGGTTATTCCCGCACTCACACTTACACGGCCATACATAATTGCCCTTTTTACTTTTACCTACAGGGTATCCAACTACAGTTAACTGACCAAAAGTCTTGCCAAGCAAATTATGTCTCGCCCCGCCCATCAGAACCCCCCACTTTTAGCCCGCGGCAGAAGCCGTGGGTTTTTGAGAAGACTATCCAGACAAGGCCATGCCATAGCTGCACTCATGACCTCATCGTCGTGGCATCGCCGTGTTAACGGGTCGGGGAATTGTTGCACATAGTCATTCTTTTCAGGGTCCCAATAAAAACCCTCATGCTCGTCATATGTCCTGCCCGAATGAAAAATTATCCGCTCTTCCATGATATACTTTTGTTGGTCATGAAGTATTTGGCTTTTTGACTTACGGTTAGTGTTCCACCCAATACGCTCAGTTTCTTCCTTGTCCTTTTCTATTTGCTTCGTCTCATAGTAGAGATAAGGATACCCGCCCCATGTCGCCTCCATTTGGCTGATGCCGTCCTGCAATCCACGGGTGGTTGATTGGCCGGGGTTGTTCCGTTCAACAAGGATAAGCGCCCAGTTGTACCATTGCCCCATCATGAAGCAATGGATAGCGGCGTCCAGAGGATTTACGTGATTATTGTAATAGTGAGCGACCTGTTTGAGGATGATGTGAGATGCGAATTTTACGACACGCCACACATGGATGACCGAGAAGTTAGCGCCGACTCCTTCGCCAACGTCCATGCTGATTAGGTAGTCTTCGTCGTAATCCGGCTCCTCATAGACTTCAATGTAGAAATATTTACCCGGCAAGTCTTCACGCAGTAGCTTGGTGGGTAGGACGGGGCAGCCAGGGTAGAGCCGTGATGTTAATCTGCGTGATGTGCAATTCGGGCATGCTTTAGGCCTTTCTGCTTCTTTAAAAAAACCAGACCAACCGCAGCCTTCATCCAAGTATCCCTTTTTAATATCAAAAGCACTTGCGCACTCCACCTGCTGTGCAAATTCCAGGCTGACTAAATATTCGGGGGCTCGCTCGTGCGTGCGGCGCAACTTCTTTAACGTCTCTAAGTTGAACCACGCAGACCCCTCCTGCATAAAAGCGACTTCTATTGATATCGGAAATTCTTGGTTCAACGATGCAAAGTTTCCGTTATACTCATCAAGCTTGGCCTGTATCCACTTCATTTGCTCTGGCGTAAGTAGGTCCTTGTGTTTGTTGTAGTAGCGCTGTTCAGATTCGTTGAGCGCTAACTTTTCACCAGGCGCAAACGGAATAAAATAATTAGGAAACTCATGCTTTACGTCTGGGAATGACAGGAATATCGGTGTGAGATTGTTCTTCCCGGCTTCGGCTTGCCTCCACAGCCCCTTAAACTCCGTGCCTTGGCCCATCTTTGGGGGAGTGGATTCCCATATTTTCAGATTGCCGGGTAAAGGATGCACAGCGGCATCTACGCCTTGGCGGTTGTCTACCAGATATGGGTAAAAGGCTGCTTCAGATCCGTGATAATATTGTAATGTGTCTCCTCGTCCAGTGTCTTTGTCTTTGGCTGTTTGTAGGTATAGGTAGCTATCATGAGGCGTCTGGAAGACCAGTTCCGCCGCTTTAGGATTAGGTGTGGTAAGGGGCCGTGACCGCCTATAGCTATCTGGCAGGTTTTTGTAAAAGATCTTACATATCTCGTACAGTCTCTTTGTTAAAATATCCTTGTTCGCCGTTATAAGCGCACGACGATTCGAATGCATAAACAGAAGGGCGGTAATAACACCGTCAATTAACGTTGAACAACCCAGCTGACGTATCTTCATAATTATGAAAAACATCGGGCGATTATTCAGGTAATCATCCAAGATATGATGCCATATGATCTCTTGGGCGGGGTTCATGATGAGGCTGGTCTTCTTGCCGTCAGCCTGGATAATAAAGAACTTGTTTTCGATCAGGTCTTGGAAATCAAACTCCTCCTCCGGATCTCCTTGGAAGAACAACTCACGTTCATATGAGCGCACCTGCTCGATCACATCATTTGGGTTGATTTTTGGCACGCTTACCTCTGTACCATCTAGCTTTGTGCTTGTACCAGTCTTCCAAAAACGCTTCTGGTGTGTCATAGGCTAGGTCACGGCCTTCAGACTGTTTTTTGTAGAACCACTTTTTGACACTGTTTTCAAAGGCCCTGTAAATCCCTGGCCATTTCTTTTTAGATATCTCATGGACATGTGGTGACTTAAACGGACAACACACGCACCCAAGACGGTCAAACCCCTCATCATAGAGCGAACAGTAAGTTAAGTTCCTCCATTCTATATATTCCCACACGTCTAGTTCGGTCCATTTTAGAATGGGGTAAAGATAGGTTTGATGTTTCTTCCAACTGTCAACCCTGGAATAGTTTCTTCTTCGCTTACTTTCTTCGGCCCTAATCCCAAGAATGAGCGGATAAAACTGTTTGGATTCTGGAGAGGAATCATGTTTCAAAACTGCGCAACACCATCTAGCCGTAGGTAGTGGTGGGGCATATTGAACGATCTTTTTAAAAAACTTATGCTTTGGATAAAAAAACCTCACCTCTGGATGATGGGCCCTGATAAAACGCACAATTTCAGGTGGGTCTATTTGGGTGGCGTGGTAGAAAGCTGTAAAGTCTAGTCCTGTCCTCTTCATGAGTTCCATAATCACCACGGAGTCTTTGCCGCCAGAAAACCCAAGGCCTATGTTTGAGGAGGCTGAACATTTTTGGACTATAAAGCTAATCGCCTCTTCTTCTAAAGATTGTATAGATAGTTGTTTGAACAACCGTTGTTGATTATTTTTTGGCGGCATTCTTCTCTATCTCTGCCATGACCTTGTTGTAGAGCTTAGGGTTTTCTTTCTCAAGCATTTCCATCATGGTCTTATGTTTGGTTGCAAAGTCATCAACGACTTCTCTCATGATAGTCGGTTCTTCCTTGTTAACAAAGCGCTCGTAATGTTTAGACACGCCGTCAAGCGCCTGTAACATTGCCTTGAGCCTCGGTAAGTCCCCCTTGGTGTATCCGAGCATAAGGTAACAAAACTCATACTGTTCGAGGATGTCCAGCGAGTCCTTTATTTTGCCAAGAGCGCCCTGCTTGAACAGATGGTGGAGGCGTTGCTTGACCTGCCCATCTTCAACGGCCTTGATAGCTTCAACCAATTCCTTCGGCGGTTCCACCTTGTCGAGCACTTCAGTCTGTGGTGGTTTTTTGCGTGACACTATGCCCCCTCGGTTTGCCAGCACTATCCTGTTTAATCTTCCATTCATGGTGTGGCACTGGATAAGAACACCTTCTCTTTCCTGTATACCCGCACTCTTCACATCCAGAGCCAACATAACAACCGGCCTTCTCGTCATATGGATAGTTTTGAGCGAGGCCCATATATTCTCCACCCTCAAAACAACCAGAACAGGATGTAGTAAAATGAGATTCAAAACAGACCTCACTGCCCCATAAAAAATAGCGCCGCCTTCTATCAATCCTTTTACCGGCGAGCCTCTCGGCTTCTTCTATTCTCAAATACTGTCTGTTTTTATTTATCACTTCTTCCCCGTAAGACTGGTCATTACTTATCCGCTCCCGCCAGCACGCCGTGATAACATGCGTCGTGTACGTCCTGGTCTACGTCTTTCGGTATGCCCAAGGCTATGGATATCATTGTCGCCTCTTCTTTGGGGACCCGGCCCTTGTTTACTAGGGTGATTTTAGGATATGCCCCACCAAATGTTTCGAGCTTCGCCAACAGGTAATAGGTGAGTTGATTTAATTTCCTCACGGAGTATTCCCGTTCAGCCGGTACATACTTTATGAAGTCTTCAAGGATAATCTCTGTTAACGACTCAGGCTGGTATTCAAGGATTGCTTTTTGGATAATCCAGTCCTGGATCTCCGCCCACCTTCTGCGGCATCGGTCAAGAGTTGACATCCCCTTTGGGAGCGGCTTTTTGAAGCACATCCAGTCTACTGGTTTCCCGCCACGCCACAACACGACACCGGTCTTTGATAGTCCTTGATCAATTGATATTTTCATAGAGTCGCCTTTCAGTTGGGTGGCCCCGGTTCCCTCATGCCGGGGCTTTCCTTGGGTCGTTCATATAATATTCGCCGTTTTTACTTGATAGATGACTGACTATGTAATCGGCTTCCGCAAAGCGGCGTGCCGTTGAGGGCTATTTATGCCGCCATTGTCCGCAACAATGGTCTTCTGGTGATTTTTTTATGATACGATCACTTTCTGGGTGGGTTGACACTTCAACATGGATGGGCCCACACGTGCAAAGTAGGAACCTACCTGACGTGTCTCCATACCGACAGGTGTTGCAACAATGTTCTTCTTTTTTGATGCCCCCGTTTGCTTCGTTTGGTTCACAGGATTCCTTGTACATTGTTTGTCTCCTTTCAAATTGTCTCACTGCGTTTTTAAGATCTCTCATGTTGGTTCTGTAGCTCATGTTTCTCCTTTATAAGAAACACACGAAACGGCTATCCGTTTGGGGGCTATTTCAAGCCATAATATTTTGGGCGCTCTCTGTGAGTAAATTGATGTATTTTAGCGTCGGGGACATGTGTAATTGCTTCAGCACAG